GGACAAGGGCTTGTCATTGTACCGTGGCATAATAATGGAGCATTTGATTCCACGCTCTTCCATCGCCTTGAACTGCTCACGGATAAAATAGACTGTCTCCGGCGCATCGGCAGTTGTGTGGCTGTTGACCACCTCGAAGTTGATTCCTGCACGTTCAGCCAGAGCCACAAGCACCTGTGAATCCTTACCGCCAGAGTATGTGACCATCAGCGGTTTCTTGTACCGATGCTCTGACAGCCTTGCAGCGTCCTGCAACCGTGCGATTGCAAGCTGTTCCTTGTCCATTAGCTCCACCTTTCCCTCAGCTCTTTTTCGACCTGTTCTGACTTTGCGATGATGTAATCCGCAAACTCGTCCGGGGTCATGTCCTCGTTCTTGAACTGCCCAGCCATTTCCCAGTACCTGTCACCGTCCCATCGGCTGGTATCGGTTCAGGCAGCGCGGGTTATTGCAAAATCGCTCGCTTCCGATGATGCGCAGCGGCTTCCCGCAGTAGGGGCAGAAGTCCGGGAGCTGCCGTGGCGTGGCAGATTCCATGTCTGCCTTTGACGCACCGGTTTGCATCAGCTTAATCACGCAGTAAACGGAACTCGGCTGCGCTGCCGCAATGCAGCTCTGACGTGCTGGGCATTTTGAGCAATCGTACATCGTTAGTCCCCCATCTTCTTGCCATACACCGGGCAGTCTCCGAATTTATTCATCCGACTGCTCCTTGTGTTTGGGACAAGCTCAAACGTGACTTTTAGCGTTCTATTGCCACGAACTCCCCATGCTTTTTGAATTTTGTTCTTATCGTCACGATCCATTTCTATAATGAAATGGTTCACGACCGCTTCGATTGCTCCGTCAGTCACATCCGATTTGTTTTTCCACATCTGCGAACCATCCTTTCGAGGTGGTGTTATTTTTCCGGCATAGATTTCCCCAAATATCCCACATCCAACATAATATTCAGCCATTTTTATTCTCCTTTTCTTCAAGACGAGAGAGCCAGAGTTTGTATTTAGCGTCCTCAATTTCATGCTTTGCGTTCCAAAATTCGCATTCGGAATCGAGGTCATCTCCAAACCAAGCATCGCATAAAGCATCGGCTGCGTTATTTATGTCCGCAAATTCTTCCATCAGATTTGATTCGCATTCTGCCACGCTCTTCGGTGTCGGGTTCGTGCCATCCAGCGCACGGCGTAGCTTCAATGCAGCCTGTGCCAGTTCGGACGCTTCTTCTGCCAACTGCGCCAAGATTTCGGTCTTGGCAGAATGTCTGAAATTTTCTTTTGCATAGCTCTACCTCTTTCAGTAGTATTCAATTTCGACCATTGAAGTGGATACAAGCTCAAATCGACCGTCTCCCAGAGGTATTTGGAGTAGTTTGTAATCTCTTGCACTAGAGATCGGAATCAGCTCGTTAAAGTTTTCCACCGTAATGGTGTACTTTAAATGCCGTGCGCTACCGTAGCCTACTTTTTCAATTTCCGGGGAATAAACTGTAACATGGTAGCAAGGGTGGTCAGCAATTTCAGTTTTAGTTTCAGCATCAGCAGATGTTGAACCACAGGATGTAAATAACAGTGTGAGTGACAGTGCCAGAATTGTAATCACAAGACAGATAAAACGATGATTGCTCACTTCTGTTCTCCTTTCAGTCGATGTACCGCCATGCAACAATTTTGACATCACTTAAAACCCATTCACCACTACTTTGAAACCAGCGTTTATCGTTATATCTGCGGTACGCAATGTCGAGGTCTCCATTTTCAAACTTTATTTCGACAGCTTCACCGCATTGCGGTTGAACATTCATGCTGTTCCACTCGTTTTTGTTTCCAGTGTCGGGCTTCTGTTCATCAGGTGTTAGCCAGTCATTCAGTTCTTTCATGCAGGACGGACAAAGCTGAATCGGTTCTTCGCCCAGTCCAAAACGGTTGCGTTCCACCGTGCAATCTAAGAACAGAATCGAATTTGCAGTACCGTAGCAATCGTTTATGTCAGGCACTTTCCGATTAAAAATCTCACCGCACCTGTCGCACTTAAAGACAACGCTCACTCTTTTATTCCCTCCATTCTTGAACCACAGTTAGGGCAATAATCAAAATCCGATACACGTTCATACGGCGAGAGTTTGTATTCTGCTCTGCACTTGTCACACTCGATTGAGTTGCTTTCATGGTCGTAAATCCATTTTGCTTGTCGTTTCTGTTCTCCTTTCAGCCATTCGTTCAGCTTTTCCATGCAAGAGGGGCAAAGGACAACGGTTTCATCTCTTATCGAGTAAATTCCTTTATCATCGCCAGAAAGGCACTTTACAATAGAATTGCTTTCAAATTGGTCAAGTTCGTCATCAAACGGTGTCATGTATTTCACATCGTTGGAAAGCGGAAACGCTTCACCGCACCTATCGCATACCATTGTCATTTTCACCACAACTCCCAACTAGCCTTGAGCTCTTTTCCGATTTCAACAGAAAGTTTCTTGATGATGATTCTTGCGTGTTCATACTGAGCTTTTACACCGTATGAATAATCTGTGACAACCTTCTTCGGGCTTTCATTGCTTCTCATTTTCTTTCTAAGGTTTTCTTCGTTCTCCATAAGAAGTTCGCTTTGGTACAGCCCCAGAAACCTTACCAATTCTTGTTTTTCAGGCAGTTGCATTTTCTTTCTCCAATCTCTTTAGCAACCCGTCCACGTCATATCGCCAATGGACACGCAGCCTTTTTGCTTTGACCTCTATTCCCTCTTGCTCTGCCCACTGCCAAGGGATGCTCTTGCGGTTTTCATTGTATCGGAACGCCAGAACCTTGCTGGCAGGGATTGCAAAGGTGCGGTTGACCGACCGGTAATTGACTATCACATGGGCGGTCTGACCGCTGTACCCCATTGCATCCACCATGTCCGTGATGTGCTTTTCCTTGCGGTATTTGCACTTTGCCTTGTCGTATTTGCCGAACACCTTTTCCAGAGGGATAGAGGGCGTTTCAATGGTTTTTAGCTCAAACAGGTGGTTCATCGGGTATCGGTACACAAGGAAGTCGCAGATGTTGTCGATGGAAAAAGACAGGTTCTCGTTGCCACCGTAGTAGGTGGCAGCACTGTCCTTCAGGCGGTAGCACCACGCATCGGATGGAACGGATGCTTTGAAGTCTGCTTCAAACTGTTTCCCGGTGTTCATTCGTTGTCTCCCGGAATTTTAGGAATTAGCATCCAGAACTTGACTGGGTTTTTATTGTCAATCCACTTTCCGTTTACAAACTTCCTTTTCCCAATCAGATTTTCCCAGATCAAAGAATCGTAAACAGCAAGATAAATTCCATCTTCTTTCGGTTGTTTGTCTTTTACATTTGTCCACGCAATTGACGGAGCGTTTTCAAGCTGTTTGGCAAGTGCCAAAACAAGGTCAGAAGCGGCGTCAAGGGCAACACCTTTATTGTATTCAGAGTAAATTCCGTTGTTCATAAGCGCTTTAGCTTTGGCTTTTTTACTGTTCCCGGTTTCTTTCCACCCTTCAATAATCGGCTCTACGTCAACAAGTCTCATCCTCGTTCACCTCTAAATTCACTTCCGAGATACCGCTTCTTACCACGCTCCCGGTGCTTATCCTCGTAGTCACGGTGGTATACGCTCTGGCTGTGGTTCAGCTCATACACGAATGCCTTGCGCTCCTCGAAGTCTTTCTTCTCTGCCTTGTACTTCTCGCAAGTGTCGTGGCAAGCTTGGTGGCGTGATGTGCAGTTGAGACAACAGGTAATCATTCCAATTCACCCCCAAGTATCTGCCATAGCTTTTGCAACGCCCGGAAAAGTTTTTGCACGGCTCTTTGCGCGGTCAGTGGTAAACATGCCCTTGTGCTGTTCACTATGCTTGTGCGAGTAGGAACCAGACGGGCACCATGTCGCGGTAGGTTCTACGATGTTTGTCGGGTGCAGCGGCGGTACACCGCGTTCCCACAGTAGCGTTTTCTTGCTGTAAGGATGTCCGTACTCGTAGGGCTGGATTGCCTGCGTAGGCTTTGGGTAATCAAAAATCTTGCTGGGGGTAGGATTCTCAATCACCACTTTTTCGCAATCTGCCGCCCACACGGCAAGAAAAAGCGCCTTGCCGCACAATCCCTCATAATACCGGGAAAGATTGAGCTTTCCTCCCTTGTACAGGTGTCTTGCTCCCGCGTTGCTCGTCTTTGTGCAGGGGACAAATGCGATAATCATGTCCCAGCGGGGCACGTCATGCACGGTTCCGTCCATGGTCACGACCTGGCCTCCCTCGATAGCCTTTAGGCAGTCACCGAGAATATGCCATTCTGGATGTCCGCCGGACGGCTCAATCAGGTCGCAGGAATAGGCTTCGTGGCCTTTTGCGCGAAACGCTTTGCACACTTCTTGCGATTCCTCGCAGGCAATCAACACTTTCATATTTCCAAACGCCCGTCCAGCCAGATAGCGCAGCTCTTATATAAGGTAGGCGGTCAGGGTTTATGTCCTAAAAGGGCAAATCCGATGAATCGTCAATCACAGAGAAGTCGTCTGCGTTACCCTGAGAATAGTTCTGTGGTGCATCCTGCGCCCGATCGGCGGGTTTGCTGTCAGACTTGCCACCGCAGAAGTCAACCTTGTTCGCCATAATTTCTGTTGCGGTGCGGTTGTTTCCCTGCTTGTCGATATATTTCCGGGTCTGGATGCTGCCAGTCACCAGAATTAGGCTACCCTTCTGGAACCACTTGGAAACGAACAGTGCCGTATTACCAAATGCGGTGCAGTTGAAGAAGTCGGTTTCCTTCTGACCGCCACTCTGACGGTCACAAGCAATGCTGAACGTGCAAACATCCTTGCCAGACTTCGTGACCTTAGCTTCAGGCGTGTGAACCAGACGCCCCTGAATTGCGATAGAGTTGAGCATTGTTTAGCCCTCCTTCGGCTGTTTCTGTGCACAGTCCCAACACAGGACGCGCCCAAAGCGTTTTTTCGTGCTTCTTGCAGTTTCCAGCGGAGTGACTGTGCGGTTGTTGTACTGAATAGGCTGCAACTGCTTTCCGCAGCAAGCGCATGGGGGGATGGTTTCCGCTTCCGTTTGCTTCTGCTCAGGCTTGTTTGACCTGCTTGTAGTCTGCTTCTGGTACTCGTCCGTGTCAGCGTCCTTCGTATCGTCAATGCAAAACAAACCGTTCAGAGCGTACTTTCTGGCGTAGCTGCTTGCAGTGCCGGTAATCTGCGAATCGTCCATGCCCTTCTTAAACTCAGGCTCACGAGCGTATGCAGTTACCGTGTAGGTGGCACCATCCTGCGATTCAACTGTTGCGGTGGCTTCGATGTAGTGCCAACTGTCAACAATAACAGGCTTGTCGGAAAGCCGTAGCACAAGGCTATGTGCTTTCAAGATTGGCTTGACCGCTTCGAGGATGTCCTCACAGGAACGGTACTTGTAACCGCCAAATTTGTTCATCTGCCCTTTGGGGGCTTTCAGCTCTGACTGAACAGCCATCAGAGCTTCATGGATTTTGCTGTTGTCCATACGTTTCCTTTCTTTGGCTTCATTAGGCTTCATTGTTCTTACTTCGGCTTAACTTGGCTATATAAAATCAACCAGCCATCAGGTCTGCCAACTGTGCACGGAGGTCTTTCAGCTCTGCTTCCCTGCCCTCAATCTCAGACTGCAAGTCCTCGATCTCAGCCAGCCGGTCAGCTTCTTTGGCTTCTGCTTCCTGCTCACGGGTTAGGAAATACACGCCATCATCCGGCTCTGTCACGCCACCGAATCTGTCAAGGTTAATCATCTTTGGGTCTCCCTCTCTTGCGTTCCTCTTTGATTTGCAACGCACTGTGCCACTGGTCTTTGTCAATTTCGATGGTAGACCACCGGTAGTTACATACAAGGCACTTTTTTCTGCGAACGATGCTGTCGGGGGCAGACCGGCTGTCAACCGTTGTAATGTTGTCACTACCGCACATCGGGCATTTCATCGTGCATCCCTCCACTCGTTGGTGTGGTGAGGAATGCGTTTTACTTTGCGATTTTCCCGTTCGATACGTTCATTTTCAGAGCTGACCCCAATGGCGCACAAGACGAGTGCTGCGGCGAGGAAACTACACGAAAGGAAAACGTATCCAAACATTGCTACTGTGTTCTGACTTTTCTGGATTGCATCGCCGCATCCTACCGAAAAGATTGCTAACGCGATTCCAAGCGCACAAAGGACATTAGCTTTCAGGCTTTTCACTTTTATTACCTCCAAAATTCAGTATCCACGCCGTAGCCATTGCCATAGATACCGTGATGATTCCACGGGCAGCTGATGCACCCACCAGAATACCGATGTGATGCACAATCCAGAAGTTCAGCAGAAATACCGCCAAAACCACTGCCAGTGCTATGCCCCACATTAGGGCAACTTCAATAAACGCTTTCATCTTGTCTCCTTTCATTTTTTGCCATTGCAAATCACGGCTATACCATGCTTTGCCGTTGCTTCTCGATGAATTGCTTTGCCTTTGCTTTTCTGCTCCTAGCTACTCAATTCCTTAGCCTATCGTTTCTATTCTTTGCCGTTGCCTCGCCTTGCCCTGCATTGCCTTTGCTTATCAAAGCTACGCCTTGCATCCATAGCCTTTGCTGTACCGCTCATATCGGTTCCATGCAATTCCATTGCTCGTCTGAGCCTTGCTTCTCCATGCCTTTGCAAATCCTGTCAAATCAGTGCATCGCCGTTGCCGATCAAGTCGCTTCGTCTCCAAGCATTGCCTTAGCATTTCTGAGCCAATCGTCACTATGCCGTTGCCGTTCCACGCCGAGTGCAGCACGGCCCCACCCTGCCATAGCGGTTAATTGAGGATTTCGTAGGTATATCGCCCCTTGCCACTGTTGCGCCACTGGCCGATACCACGCAGAGCACCGTAGTCCAGCCACTCACGCACGGCCTTCTCATGAGAATCGTCCAGAAGAACGATTTCAAACTCGCAGGTCGAACCAGCTGGAATCTGCTCGCTGTTGGCAAGGCTTACACGTTCGCCCTGCGCCGTCTGGGCGCGGAGAGGGCGCTGGCACTCGGTAATCTCGCCGTTCACATGAATGGGAATCATGCGTGGCTGAACGAAAATCAACCCATCAATGACCTTCTTGTAGGCCGTCAGCTTGCCGCTTTCGTTCACGGCCTTCTTCTTACCAGTTTCGGTCTTGCCGCCGATACGACCCAGCATGCCGCAGGAATCCTTAAAGAATCCCTTGACCTGATAATCGTACAGAATCGGCTGCCCTTCCTCGTTTCGTGGGAAAACCGTCATACCCTTGTCTGCTACTGCGTCAGCACCCAGAGCTGCAACCTCGTCCTCGATGGTGTTTGCATTCGGGGACTTGCTGGCGATGAACTCGCGTGCAATGTTCTGGTTGCTAGGCCATGTGCCGAGAACCGCTTCGGTGAATGTGATTCTGACTTTGATTTTTTTCATTTTTGTTCACTCTTTCTTTCTCGATGTGTTCCAGTCTTAAAGGTTCACGCTCTTGCCAGCGCTTCTGCCACGGACTGCTTTTGTTGAAGTTGCTTACTGCTTTCTTCATCGTTTGCCATCCTTTGCTTACGCTGGATGCGTTTTAGACGGTCTTTCTCCCGGCTGTGCCAGCGGATTTCCCGTTAGCCGCAGTATTTACCGTTCATCAGGGGCCTTCACCTTTCCCTGTGCAAGTAAAGTACTGTAATGGCCGTAGCTCATGCCATATCGTTTTGCGGCATCGTTCATCTGTCGCACGGTATACTTTGGAGGCTCGTGCTTTTGAGGTCTCGCACGTTCTGGCTCCTGCACATCCCAAGTAATTTTGAACTCACCAGATGCTTTTAGCTCATTCAGCTCTTTTTGCTTTTTGGCTTTGTACTTTTTGGTCAAAGCCTTGTTTGCATCTGCTGCGCATTCAGGGTGATACTTCTGAGACCAGACCTTCCGAACCATTGGCTTCTTGCACCAAGCGCATAAAGCCGGTTCCAAATTAGCCTTGATTCCTTTCTTTATAAGAGCCTGCCGTTCTCTGCGAACAATGATTTTACATTCTTCACAGTATTTCTTGCACGGATTTACAAGGCCAAGAAAGACACCGCAGCGCTCACAGTATTTAATTTCCATCCACTTCACTTGCCTTTCTTAAGGCTCTTTCATTGTGTTCAGAAAAACACTGGTCAAGAAACTGGATGAACTTTGCGATTTTCTTTGCATCTTCCGGCGTACAACCATTTTCTACAAAACGTCTTGTCGCCTGTTCACGCTTGAAATCCGAGTAGATCTTGGCCGCAGCGTCAATGGCAAACTTGGCTTCTTCTGGGTATTCAAGGTCTACCTTCAAGGTGATGATCTGTTCCATGTTCAGCCCTCCTTCTGCTCGATTTCAAGAATCTTGCAGATGCTCTGGATAATTTTCTCCGGCTTTCGCTCGCCACGAAGAATCTTGTAGAGGTACGAATCATCAAGGAACAATCCAGTATCGCTTTGAACCGCCTGAATCAGCTCCGTTTGCTTCATACCTCGCTGCAACAGCTTCATTTTCACTTCCAGCTCAAAGCCAGAACGGAAGTTTTCTTTCAAAATTCCACCTCCATTTGCTAAAATCTATTGACAAGTACGGAAAGCTGTACTAATATAAGGGTGTAGAGAGTTTATATTGTACAGTGTTCTGTACTGCCCATGTCTGTATTATAGTACAGGCATCTGTACAAGTCAACTCTTTTGTACAAAATTCTGTGCATTTGTATACTTGCACAAATATGGGAGTGTTCTTATGTCGGACTTGTACAGCAACATCCATGCACTCTGCGAAAAAGAGGGAATCAAAGACGGAACTCTTTGTGCCAACATCGGGATTCGCCGTAGTTTTCTTTCCGAGCTGAAAGCCGGGAGAACCAAGAGCCTGTCCGCAGAGGTTCTTTCTAAAATTGCAGCCTACTTCAACGTATCGGTAGACTACCTTCTCACTGGCGAACAAAAAGAAAACCCGCCCCAGCAGCCGCAAAGTGAAGTCGATGCAGCAGTGGAACGGATTAGAAAAAAGCTTGAATCTATGCCGACAGCGCAGCGTGAAGCGCTGATGAACCTGATCGAGAAGATGTGAGGTAAGCCCGTGTATTACTTGTTGTGCGGCTGCGCCTTTTGCTTTTGGTTCATGCAGGCCTTGTTAAAAGGCAATGACCGTGTGCTATATGGCAACAGCAGAAAATATCGTTACCGTAGAAACCGAAAAAAGAAATGGTTCTGACCCGGTAAAATAAAAACCCCTTGTGCCGGGCTGGTGTAGCTCTGCGCAAGGGGTTTTCTGTTATTCTAGGCCTAAGGCTTGCTCCGCTGCCGGAATCTTATCAGGGTGTTCCAACAGCCATGCGATAAACCTGTCAATCTTAGCTCTTTCTTGTTCGCTCATTGCAGCATATCCTCCCGATCAGTAAATACGATTGTTCATTTGATACGATTATACATCTTTCAGTTGTATAGTCAATACAATTTGAACAACTTTGCAAAAATCGAATGTTTTCTTCGCATCCGTTACTTTTCATCGGGGAAGCCACGAGCGTTCAAGTCAAAAGGGACAACGCCTATCCATTTTTCCTCCAATCACAGCTCTACGAGCTGTCCGTCAATGCGTTCGATGTTATCTGCCGGGTCGCGCCCATCGTCTAAGGCGGCTACGGCACGTTCTAGGATGCCTTTCGCTTCGAGGTAAGCATCTTTATCAGCTTCGTACCCAGAAAGGCTCAGGACAAGCTCCAGCGTCCGTCTGCGGGCGTATGGGACAATCAGAGCATCTACAGTTCGGTTCATTAGCTTTCCTCCCATGGTTCAGGTGTGTGTGGCTGCCCATCGGTAATGCTGGCGGGCATTCCGTCGATGATTGGCATACGTTCATGGTTCCAGATTGCAGTTTCTTTCATTTTGTGTTTCCTTTCTATTTGGAATTTTTTGACAATATAGTTATAACACAGGCTGCTGTTGGTTCTCCATAGCAGCTTTTTCCATTTTTTGGCTTGTCGAATCCGGCAGTTTTGCAGAATTTTGTTGAAAGGGCGTGAATTTATGGATGAATATTTAGTAAGAACGGCCAAAGCATTAGAGATGGCACGGATGCACTCTGGTCTAAGCCAGCAGAAGCTGGCGGCACGGATGGGCATAAATCGTGGCACGGTCGCCAATTGGGAGCAAGGCCTGGCAGCTATTTCCCTGCCAACGGCTATGCGCTGGTTTACCTGCTGTGGTGTATCGGCGGCTCGATACATGGACGCTTGCATTTACCCGGGGCTGCTGGAGCATTTGGAAGATGACCTTCCTGGTCTGGAGAAGCGGCAGATTCTCATAGATGCTATGATGGAATGTTCTTCCTATGAGATAGATGCCTTGTTGTATATCCGGTACGGAGATCACGGCTCAGACCATATGGGTGTGCTGACGGAGGTTCTGGCAAACCTCCACACACCGTTGAAGGACAGGGTCTCTGTTTGCCGGATGGTATCGGGCAACTACGAGATAGCGCAAGCTACCGGAACAGACCCAGACCCGAATGGAGCCGCCCCGAAGATGGAAATTCTCTATCAGGCGCAGGACGCTGGAACGGAAGCTGCTATGAAGTCCAACGATTCTTATACCGTGAATCCAAATAATATAACTGGCTGATTGTCGAATTATCGCAGTTTTTGAAGAACATTTTATCCACGTTTATCCACTTTTTGTACACGTTTCATGCAGATTGGGTATACCTTCGCCTTGTCAATTTGTCCCCCATAGGCTATGAATCGACAATATTTGCGCGGAATAAATAACGTAGTAGCGATAATACGCAGCTTGCATTTAATCGGTTCGTCAATCCGTCCCCCCATAACATCGGCTTAAAAGTTTTTCATCCACATTTTGTACACGTTAGATAAGACTAATAATTGTAGGAAAGACTTTATTTAGAAAATTGAAGGTTGAGTTATCCACAAGCTGGAATGGAAAAAGAAAGAAATTGTTGAAAATTATCGTCATCGCCTATTTAACGATGATATTTAACCTCTTGTTTATTTCTTGTTTAATATATAATAGGTAGATGGGGGACGAAATGACAAAGCATGGGGGACGTTTTGACAAGTCATGGGGGACGTTTTGACGACCCTATGGGGGACAAAAAGACAAGTCACGGGGGACGAAAATTGTTGACACGTCCCCCTACTTGTGATATACTGTTTTCAGACCATTAAAGGAAGTGAGCAGATGCCAAAAATATCAGACAATAACCTTGTCGAGAAAAGCAAATCCCTTGTGTGGGCAAAGTTTAGGGACTACACAGCAGGCGAGCTTCGGCTGCTAGAGGTTTACTTGTCAAGAATAAATCCGAGAGACCCAAACAGCAGCCGTGTGGAGTTCACTTTGGCAGAGTACAGAGACCTGCTGGGGTTAAAAAGCCTTGATGCACGAAGGATTGAGCCGCAGATCAAGCACTTTTTGGGCAACACTGTGTCGATTCCCATTGACAAAGAAAAGGGAACATTTGAGAGCTTTGTCCTTTTCACAAGGGCAAAACTGGACTATGTGCCGGAAACAAGGTCTTATGTTGTGGCAATCACTTGCAACCCTGACCTTCGCCCTATTTTCTTTGACATTGCTGAAAGCGGCTATGTTCGGTATCGGCTGCGTTACACGTCAAGAATGAAGTCTCAATACAGCATTTTGCTTTATTCGATTCTTCGGGACTGGTTGAACATGGACAGCAAGCCGCATGAAATCAGTCTGAAAAAGCTGAGAGAACAGCTCGGTGCGATGGAAGCAAGCTACGATGTTTACAAGAATCTCCGCAAACGAGTGCTTGACGTTGCAGTAGATGAAATCAATGCCGTGTCTGACATCGTAGTGACCTATGAACCGGTTCTTGTGGCACGAAAGGCTGTGGCGGTCAAGTTCAAGCCCAAAATTAAAGCGTCTGAGACGCTGATTGAAGCTCAGGCAAGCGAAGTGCCGGTAGAACCTCAAAAAGCCGTGAGAAAGCCCCGTAGAAGCGGATACGATGATTTTGATTGGTCTGTGTGTGACGAATTGGAAAAGCAGGACTGCATTGACGTGGCGAAGGTAGTTGAGAAGTGGATGAAGAAAGAGCATCCAGAAATCAAGCTGCCGAGACGCAGAGAAGCGGTTTACGACACGGTGAAGGCGGCGTATAAGGACATCTTGTCTTTGGACAGGTCTCCGTTCCCTGACAGACCTGTTGGCTATCTGATTAGAAGCGTAGACAAAGCGGGTATCGTAGACAAGTATATGCCAGCGTTCTATTCCATTGAAGCGTTACAAGAGCAGTAAGACGTAGCGCATTGAGCAGATGATGCAGAAAGGAGAAAGAATGGGATGGATTAGTGTGAAAGATGAGTTGCCAAATTATAGGGAAAATGTAATTGTTTTTACGGAAAAGCATATTGACGTTGGGCATTTGGCAAGAGGAAGATATGGTTCGTTGTGGTGGGAAAGGGATTCCGTTGATGTATGGAAGGACAACGAAGTTCTAAAAGATGTAACCCATTGGATGCCGCTTCCTGAAGAACCAGAAAAATAAAGAAAGAGTGATAAAATGGCAAAAGTTCCCTACTCCGTTCTGAATAAAGCAGAACTTGACCTTGAAAAGAAGTTTGATTATCAGTTTCGGTTCAATCATCATGGAAATCAGGCTTCTGTAAGGGTTTTGCCGCAAAGAAGCTACAGCGAACTAACGCCTGACGAAGCGATTGAAGTCGGGAAGTCTCTAATCGAAGCTGGTAAAGCAGCGAAAAAGTTTGTTTATAACGGATATTTTATAGACTGGGGAGAATAAAAATGGCAAAAATCATAGCTGTCGCCAACCAGAAGGGCGGAACAGGCAAAACCACCACAAGCACCTGTCTGGCTGGTGCGTTACAGTTGCTTGGTAAGAAGGTGTTACTGGTGGACTGCGATGCCCAGTGCAACGCAACTGACACCTACGGCGCACAGACAGAGGACGTGTGTACCCTGTTTGATGTAATGACCCGGCAAGGTACAGTAGAAGAAGGAATCCAGCACTGTGAAGCTGGTGACATTCTGCCGTCAGACAATGCATTGAAGGACATTGACGAGCAGCTTGTCCGAGACATTGGTAAGAACTTCCGGCTGCGTGAAGCGCTGGAATGCGTGTCAGAACAGTACGATTACATTGTTCTCGATACGCCCCCACAGCTCGGTCTTGCGCTTGTAAACGCTCTGATCGCCGCCAACAGCATCATTGTGCCCATTACAGCAGACCGCTATGCGCTTGCCGGATTGAGCCAGCTTTCGCAGACTATCGGCGATGTTCGCAGATACTTCAACCCGACTTTGAAAATTGAAGGTCTGCTTCTGAACCAGTACAAGAGCCGTGAGAACCTGTCCAAAGAGGTTGTAGAGCAACTTCCTGTGATTGCAGAAAGCATGGGAACAAGGCTTTTGGACGTGAAGATTAGACCGTCTATGGGCGTTCGTAAGGCGCAGGCAGAGCGGCACAGCCTGTTTAGCGGCGACACGGCAAAAAGTACCAGCGCAGAGGATTTCAAGGCGTTGGCGAAGATGATTGTGGAAGGAGAAAAAAATGAGTGATTTTTGTCCGCATCTTTTAAATGCAACTTGTTCTGATGACACGGAGCAAGTCTACGTTGTCAATTTTGGTTTTTCATTTAATGACCTTTCCGATAAAGAGAAAGAAATGGCGTTTCATTCTCAGTGGTATCTAGCTGAAAAGTATTGCAAAAAGTGGCAGAAAGAACTTGCAAATAATCAATGGGCGAAATCAGAAGATGAAATGCCAGATGAACTAAACCCATACGTTATCGGGTTTAGCAAAGACGAATACGATGTAGAAATTGTAGGCTATGAAGAAGATTTTAAGGAATGGCGGGACAAAAGCGGAAAGCCGCATAATATAACTCACTGGATGCCGTTGCCGACCGTTCCTGACCTTGATGAAGATTGGGAGGAAGAGGAATGAAATCAACCAGCAAAAAATCCTCTGGCTTGCTTGGCGGGTTTGATTTCCAGCCTGTTTTTTCGGAACAGACATTAAGCCGAAGTGAGCCAAAGGAAGAAGAAGCAAGCCAAACAAAGCCGAATAATGCCGAACAAGCACGGATTAAGCCCAGTGATGCCACAGACAGCCTTACACAGCCGAGTGAAGCAGAATTAAGTTGTATTAAGCCGAAGCAAGCCAAAGACAGCGAAAGACAGCCAAATGATGCCGTATTAGGCGAAGGTAATCCAAAGAAGCTGAAACAGGCAAAAGAAGTGCAACGCTTGATTGAACAGGGCGATGTACCCGGCGCACTGGCTGAAGCTGGCTTGACAAAGAAAAAAATTCCGATGCCGGAATCGCATCAGGGTGTTGCAAGCGGTGACGGCAAGCGTTCTAAACGCATTACCATCCTTATGAGCGAGGAAGAACGCAAGTACATCAACCGTGAAGCCAGACGGCACGGAATGACGATAGGGCAGTTCGTGTACGCTCTGGCTGCTGCGGCGGCAGATGGAAAGATTGAGTTGGAGGATTTTTTAGAGGATTGAGGTATGTCGTGAAACACGATATACCTGCAAACCGTATCTTCCGGTATTAGGTATTGACTTTTAAGCACACAAATAGTATACTTAATGTGCGCTCAAAAGTGGAGGTGAACGCATGAGTGCAAAAATGGGAAGACCAAAGCTGGAAAACCCGAACAGTGTTCGCACGAGCGTCCGTTTGGACGTGAAAACTGACAAACAGCTTTCGGATTATTGCGAAAAAAACGGCATTTCTAAGGGAGAAGCCGTTCGTGAAGCTGTCCAGCAATGGCTTGAACATCAAAAATAAAAAATCCCCTAAACTGTTCGTAACTTGGCGGTCACCGGCAGTTTAAGGGATTACACTCCATGCGATTATGGGTGATAAATCCATTATATCATCTTCATAGTTGCATTACAAGCAAGATTTTTGTGGTAAAGCCAATGAACATTCCAGCAACGAAAGAAGAGATTCTCGAAAACTTCAAGCAAAACAGCAACGGTCGTCCGCTCAATAAGGATGATTACGAGATTGCAGAAGCGTTATCTCGTATCACTTACAAGGCGTATGAGGTCGGCATGGAAGATGCCAAACAGTTGAATATGGAGGATATGATGGATAACAAGAAATGTAATGCACTTCACGTTTTTAAGAACAGTAGCTTTGGTCAGCTTCGTACGATTGAAGAAGATGGAAAGATTCTTTTCTGTGCCACTGACGTAGCAAAGGCATTGGGGTACATCAATCCGAGAGATGCAATTTCTCGTCATTGTAGGGGTGTCGTGAAACGCGACGCCCCTACGCAAGGAGGGATTCAAGCAATCACTTTTATCCCGGAAGGTGACGTTTACCGTCTTATCACCCACAGTAAGTTGCCCGGCGCAGAGAAGTTTGAGAGTTGGGTGTTTGATGAAGTTCTTCCGTCTCTCCGAAAGGATGGCTATTACAGCCTTGCCCCGCAGGAGAACAAACCTGACGCACAGAACGATGCAATTTTGCAAGTGCTGATGAAGAACACGGAAGTCCTGCAAGCCATCGTACAGCAAAACCAGCAGATTATGATTGCTCTTACCAACCTGTCTGTCAGCGATGCAAAGCGCACGATGGAGATTCAGCCTTACACTTCCCATCAAGGGCAGAAGGGTGACGGCAAACGCAGTAAGCGAATCACAATCCTTATGAGTGACAGCGAACGGACGTTCGTTACGAGAGAAGCACGCAAGCTCGGATTCACGGCAGGGGAGTACATCTACAACCTGTCCGTTGCAGCATCGAAAGACCAGATTGACTTAGGCTGAATTGGCGGCTGGATTTTCAGCCATCAATTATCAAAGCTAAAAATTTGGCTCTGTTCATAGCTGGATTTTCAGCGCTGATAGTAAATAAAGAGGGGGTCTGTCCAATTTTGGACAAATCCCCTCCTCTGTTTTACTTATCAGCAATGCAATCCCAGTAGAGATATGCCTTGCCGTCTGCGGCATCTGCGTCCTCAAGGAACGCCTTTGCCATGTCAGCGTAGAAGCCCGGAGTGTCAACGGACTGGCGTTTTGCCACCTGACAATAATCCGAGTACATCATGTTCATGACAGCCCAGAAATCATTCGGGTCACAAGTGATGTTCCGCTGTTTGGCAACGTCCTGTGTCTGCTCCAGCGTCCAGTGACAGCCCTTCGTGCCGTCAGCATTCACCATGCTGTCGCACCATTCCTCCGCTTCATCGTGGGTGAGGTGCTGGCGTGGCATCTTGATGGAACGGCTGTCCGCACCGCCACGTTCATACTGCCCAGACCGCTTGTCCCAGTCTCCGTTCTGCGAGAAGCCAATCTGCGGCATCTTGCGCCCATATTCAACGTCAGGGTAGCGGGGGATAGGGTAGGGGTCGATGTAACGGTTCTCCTCCTGCGGATAGTAAGGATAGCGGTCATTGCCATCTTCCAGCTTGCGCAGACGGCGTTCCAGCTCACGTTCCCTGCGGTCACGTTCTTCCTCAAGGCGGTCACGTTCCGGCTCACGGTCTTTATCGTGGTCGCGGAGCATCATCATGCGGCGAAAATTAGTCTTGCCCATAATCTAATACCTCCTCAAGAAATGGACGCAGGCGCACCGGCGTGGGAACGGCAGAAGCAACCAAGATATTTGAACGTGCCTGTGCCGGTAGCGGACGTTGCCACACGAGTAGCATAGCGGGTGCGGGTGTGGATGCTCTCGGCGGTCGCCTGAGCGCAGTTGCAGTCGGTCAGAGGGTATGCGGTCGTGCCTGCACCTATGGTAATGACCACAGGGGCGTTGATGGTAGTCGTGTCCGGCAAGCTCTGAGCAACCACGATACAATACTTCTCTCCGTTCTGGTATGCGCCAGCAGGGATATTGATGGTCAGCGTGTCGTTGGCAAACGTGACCGCCTGACTGATGACCAAGTGCGGGCAGAGTTTGCAGCTTGTTTTGCAAGCCATAATGTTTTCCTCCTAAAAAATCAGGGGCAGAGGTGTCTTACCCCTGCCCCGATGGTTCACCCGGTGTTATCGGGGAGTGTGTAGGTTAGCAGCAGCCGCAGCAGTTCACGCCCACGTTGGGGTTTGCCACCTGATAAGCGGGAATCGGACGAGGATTGACCCGGTTCAGGATGGTATCGGTCTGCTGGGACATCACAGTGGTCAGAAGCGCATTCTGACGATCCTGAGAAGCAGCGAACTTCAGGTTCTGGTTCTCAGCGGTCAGAGTGGCAATCTTATCCTGCGTGAAGTAGTCCATCATGCTGCGGAAATTGGCGTTGCAGTTGTCCACGATGGCACGGGCGTTGTCTGCGATAGCCTGACGGGTAGCGCAGTCCTGCTGTGCAATGGTGTACTTCAGGTCGCCGATGAGCTGCTTGTTCTCGCAGCAGCAAGATGCAAGCTGCGTGGAAAGTGCGGTCTGACCCGCCTGCCGTGCGTTGCCCTCCTGCATGATGGCGAGGCTGATGGCGTTGTCGCCGTTGGACACGCTGCGTTCCAGACCGTTCACGAGCTGTGCGTTCTGGTAGCCGAGCTGACAGATGGCGCTGTTCACGCCCGCAAAGCCGTTTGCGATGTTGGCGTTGACTCCGTTTATCTGCGCCAGCTGGTCATAGCCCAGAGAGCAGATACCGCTCTGAATGCCAGCCAGAGAACGGGAAGTGTCCTGCTGGTAGAAGCCTTCAGACAGAGCCGCACGAGTATCTGCGCCACCCTGACCAGTTGCGCCAGTGCCGACCAGATAGGGGATGTAGCTGTTCATGCCGTTGTCACCACCGTTTCGACCGTAGCCGTTTGTACCCCAGCCGAAGATGATGGCGAGGATGATAACCGCCCACAGACCTTCGTTGCCGAAAAATCCGCCGTTGTTATTGCCACCGTCCTGCCCAGCCAGATAACCAGTTGCAAAATCGTCCATAACAAAACTCCTTTCAGTTTTGCGTTATGCCATCCCACCGCCGTGTGCGGTGGGCGAAGCCAAACAAAAGCGGTTTTTATCAAGTCCGCAAAACTGAGAAGCGTTTCGCTTAGAGGGATGCTTTACCGGGGCAGCGTCAGGTTCAGAGCGCTTGCCAGCTGATTCAGGTCGATGCCACGCTCTTTGGCGAGGTTCTGCGCCATCGTTCGGAGCTGCGTTTCGTTTTTGCCCTGAATCAGGTTCAAGCCTTGCATGATGGGTGCGTTCTGCCCGCTCAACTGCTGGATAAGCCCCATCGGGTTCTGTCCGGCACGGGCAAGGTTCGCAAGCTGCATGATGGGGCTGTGCGTAATCACATCAAACGGAGAGGACATTGTTATTCTCCTTTCTTTGCAGCGGCAGCGGGCTTTGAAAAGCTCTTCTGCCACTTTTCCAGTTCATCCAGCCTGTGGACGAGGGCGTTATACTCTTCAACAGGCACATACTGCTGTGTCGGTGCAGCGGTCTGCTGTGCCTGTTGCGCCTGTATCTGCCGCCACGCTTCCGGGCTGTAAAACTCCTGCACATAGGATTCACAGGTGTCCGGGTTCAGTCGCTTGCAGTAGATCACACCGCTGCGCAGGTCAGGGCAATAGGTCGGTCTGCCGTACAGGTCAGACGGTATCGCCAAAAACTCCTCCCTGCTGGAAACAGGTCTGCCCAGCAGCCAACCACCGTCTTGTGCCGACTGCTGAACGGGCTGTTGCCCATTCATCGGCTGCGGACGCTGCGGTTGTGCCTGTTGCATCTGTGCGTTTGGCAGGGAAGTGGCAAGTCCTACCGTGCCCATGCCACCATAAGGATTGACAGGCTGCTGCGGAACGTAGGGCGCTCCGGGTGTTGGGTAATAGCTCATGGTTCATCCCTCCTATTGCACTCAGTGTACCGCAAGCGCCCGAAACGAGAGACAACGAACGACCAACGAAGGACAAAAAGCTTGATTAAAACTAATACAACTAATACAAAATAGACAAAAAAGTAAGGCAGAGTTTGGTGACTATGCCTGTATCAACTGTATTAGTTTTGTGGTATAATCAGTACAAAGAAAATGAACGGAGGAAACGAATATGGAAAACAACACCATCCGTAATCTGGGCAAGCTGTACCGCTTGCTGGACGAAGCCTGCACCCCTGACCATGTAAATCAGGCAGACCTTGACAACGCAACGAGGTTCCCTGTGCGTGGCGTGACGATGAAGATCACGCTGGCGCACAAGCTCCATAAAATGACCCCGGAGCTTGACAATGCATGCTCCTATGTCCTGAAGGATGTTAACCTTGAAGATGTAGAAAAGAGCTACGCCCTAAAGGCGCTGCCGATGGAACAGCAAGGGTTGTTCGTGATTGGGTATAACTCGCCCGATTACAAGACGCTTGGCGTGTCTGCCGTCAAAATCAAGGCAGCCAGAGAAAGCGCAGGATTAACCATCCGGGCCTTGGCAGAAAAAACCGGGCTGTCCACTGCAACCATTCAGCATGCAGAGTCCGGCAAGGCAGTCTCGAGAGTGTCTACCCTCGAAAAGATCGCAGCCGCTTGCGGCGTTACCATCGCTGATTTACAGGGATGAGCCGCATGATATAGCCGCCATGCGAATATCGAGCGGTTTCCGGGCGGTTGCATCCTCCATGCGTGGCGTATCTTCCCGGAAACGCCAGGTACAAAGTTATAAGGGATGGAGCCTTGCCGGGCTTCCATGTCCCAAAAAATAAAAATCCCCCGATGCTCCAAACGGAACACCGGGGGATACTTTTTGCGTCTCCCACATGGTACGCACTGTAAGTAGGCGGGCGGGAGGCTGTTCAGCGCCGAATCTGGCGACTGCTTTTTTAATTCTCCGTTGAGCACGGAGTTGGCTCTTGAATGACCCGCCATGATACGCATTGTTAAGAGGCTCGGCGGGTTCTATTGGGTATATTATACCACAAATCGTACAAAAAGAAAACAGCGTAACCATTATGGCTGGAACCCATCAAGATTACGCTGTAGACTGAGCCATATAGAACTAAACCTCTAAGTAAGATATAATTCTAAAGGCACTTAGTACATTTATATTATATCACATATCCAGCATTTTTTCAATGCCTTTTAGCCGGTAGCCTATCGCCGTCCGGCTGTAATGAGTCTGCGCTGCAATGTCCGGCAGCGGAAGCCGCTCAACGTACCGCAGTAAGGCTATCTTACGGTCTACCCTCCCAAGCGGTGCGTTTTTGATGGCGGCGGTCATTTGCTGTCGGTCAAGTCCTTGCAGCGCAGCGGGCAGCACTACACGAGCCGCCGCCACAGGCAGCACCGAGCCAGAAGGGCTGCGGGAGCTGTCCGGCGTTGCGCACCATAGTGCCAAGCACGGCGAAACGGTGACAAAACGTCACCATTTTGTTGACGTTACCAAAATCGCAATGAGTTCGACTTTTAACAGCTAAAAAGTTGAACTCATTTGCTAAAATGGCCGTTTTGGGCCACTTTTGGGAATATGTAGTGCTGCTCATAGTCTTACTCCTTACTCAGTGCCGCCTTCATGCGGTCAAAGAAAAACTGGATCACCCGCCCGATGGTCTCATCGGTGATGGCCCAGCTGATGAGCTTGCCGTATTTGCTGGCGCTCAGAGCGGCCCGGAGCATCTTGACGACCCACGCCTTGCGCTCTGCGCCGCGCTTTGTCCCCTGGATTTCCTGCTCAGCCCTCTCGATGAGGTCCAGCACCAGCGGCTTTACCGCTGCGCCGTAGCCCAGCCGGATGCAGCCCAGAGCGTAAAAGATCACGCCCCCCAGCATCAGCACTGCCGCCACCGGGGCAGGGATAAGGTCAAAAAGCTTAGTTGCCAGTGCTTCCATGATTGGTCACTCCTTTTAACAGATAGTTGTCGATGTCGGCGCGGCTCTTCTGCATCCCCTCGCGATTGTTGCCGGACAGCTGCGCGTCCAGCAGATTGCGCACCCCGTCGAGGGTCAGACGGCTCACCTCGTCGATTTCTTCAAAGCGGCGCAGGTCACGGGCAAGGGCTTGTGTGTGCTGAAGCTGGCCCTGCTCCAAGGTGCCGATGCGCTTGTCCAGCTCATCCAGCCGCTTGTTCTGCGCGTTGTCCGGCTCCTGCGCCTTTTTGATGTACTTGTGGATAATTTCCAGCACCTTGTCGATGGTGATGGCTGCAGCGCACAGGCTGCCCAGGATGCCCAGTACCCACAGCAAAGCTTCTTTTTCGGTCATTTGCCCTCCCGAAGACGGGTCAGGCCCTTCTTGTGGATGATTTTCGGATAGTTGAGGGTGGTGACGTTGAGGTCTACGTTGCCCGTGATGCCCGGCACAGCGCCCTTGCTGGTGTGCTGGTGAGCGTTGTAGTTAAACGTCACGTTGGGCGTCTTGCCGGTGTAGTCGGCAAGCCAGACGTCCCACCGAGAGGACAGCCTCGCCATGTCCAGCTCATACTTGTAACCGGTGTAGGTGTACAGCTGGGCGTAAAAGCCCATCTTTTCTACCTGTTCCAGCGCATAGGCGGTGAGATTGGACAGGTCAAGCGTGGACAGCTGCTTGAGCTTGTTTTCCTCCACGTCCACGCAGATGGGGAGAGAAAACTCCTTGCCGTACACCGCCTGCCGCAGAAGGGCAAGCTCTGCATCGGCCATGGCCTCGCTGGTGGCGTAGGTGTAGTAGTAGACGCCCACGTCCAGCCCGGCAGCCCGGGCGTTGCGGTAGTTGGTCTCAAAGGTCGGGTCGATGTACAGGCCGTCTGCCCGCTTGGAGAGCTTGCGGTTGGTGCTCACGGTCTTGAGCATTGCCCCCTTGTAGCCCGCCGCCGCCACCTGCGCCCAGTCGATAAGGCCCTGATACCGGCTCACATCCACAAAGCGATAGGGCGGGTCACCCTCCCAGCCGGTTACAGCCTCTGCCCCGGGGGGTTCGGGAGGCTCCGGTGCGGGCTTTGCCTCTTCGGCATCCTGCTTGTCCCCCGGGCCAAAGATGGCCCGCACCAGCTTTTCCAGCAGCTCCAGCAGTTTACTCATTGTAGTCCTCCCCCGTGATCTCCTTGTACTGCTCTGCGGTGATCTCGTCCTCGGCCACCCGCTTGGCCAGCTCCCGCTTGACCCCGGTGCGGCGGCTTGCGGGCATCTCTGCCCAGGTCTTAGTCCCTGCGACCAGTCTGTTTGCCCAGATTTTGTCCATTTTGAAATCCTCCTTACTTGTTGACGGCGGCATCCAGCTCGCACAGCGAGTCCTCGATAGTCGCCAGCCGTTCCTGTGATTCCATATCCTGCTCGCACAGGGCGTCTTCCATCTCTGCGGCGGTCTTTGCCAGCCGCTCCGCCACGGGGCCGGTCTTGTCGGTCATCCGGTAGTGGCGTTCGATCTCGTACCAGTCATAGCAGCGCCCCTCCGCGTCCTCCGCGCTGCGCAGTTTGCGGACGATGCGGAAACTGTCGGTGATGGTCTGGTCGGGATACTCCCGCTCGATCTGGTGATACCCGGTCAGATCCGTGTGGTGGCTGCCCTTGGTCTTGAGGACTTCGATGCGGCCCTTTGTACCAAATACGTATTCCATGCGGTCTCCTCCTTATAAAGTTCAGCGCCTTACGGCGCAATCATCTGAGTGGGCTGCGGCCCCCTCAGACTCCCCCGTTGGGGAGTTCCTGGAGGCGGCAGCCGATGTACCCGCTATAGTCTGACGCGCTGTAGTAGTTGACGTAGAACAAACCAGAGTTGGAGTAGTGGCCATAGCTACCACCGACGTAGAGGCACGGGTCCGACGAGCTGAAGAACCAGCTATCGCACGAGTACGTTGCGTCACTACCGGACGCGGATGTGGGGATAAACACCGGGAAGTCGCCGTTTGCCTTGACCCTGAATGCGGACGGCCAGCCATTGGACGGAACGCCCGCCGCCGTGCCGCCGCTGCTGTCGCTGAAGTTTGCGGGGTTGAGGATGATGTTCAGGCCGTTGCCGTTGTTGTAGCAGCCATCGCACCAGTCAAACACGTTATCCCACAGGCCCTCGATGTTGCGGTACTGCGTACCGCCGTAGGCGGCCCGGTTGCTCTGATCGGTGCCGGTATGATACGGCATCGAGTCGGTATAACCCATCGTAAAGGCGTTGCTGCTCGGACTGCATCCATAGCCGATTTTCGCCTGACTGTTCCAGTCGGCGAACTCGACGATGTACAGCAGCCAGAGCGTAAACCTCATAGCAAAATCGCACTGCCAGATGGCAGAGCCGAGGCCGTGGATGTTCGCCCGGGCAGAGGAGCGGGTCATGTTCGCCCTGGGGCTGCCGGTGCCGCTCCTATAGCTGCTGTTGCAGTGGTATCTGCCGATATACACCACGTCCCGTTCTCCGTGGCCGTCGCCTCTGTCCATGTGGGCAGGGCTGACGCTGTAACCCTCTACCGCGCGTTCGGCAATTTGGATGGTCATGCCAGCGCCATTTTGCTCCAGTTTATACCAGAATTTGGGGATAGCCACCATCGTGCCGCCGGTGCGTTCACTTTTTACCATGCCCGCCCAGGGCTGTAAGTTGTCAAAGGGACTGCCATAGCTGCTTGCGCCCGCGACGTAAGGCACCGGGTCGGTAAAGTCTGCCGCCTCGTCGGTGCGGCTCCACTTGGTGGTGCTGGTGCCGTCCCAGCTTGCGCCGTAGATGTGGATATAGGAAAGCTTAAGGGGGTAGTCCCTATACTCGCTCACCTTCACTCTGCGCTCGGTGGTCTCGTCGCCCAGCGTGGCCGTTACCGTCCACGTGCCAGCGATGGGCAAATACAGCTTGATGCTGCCGCTCTCCGGCACCGTGCCGGAGACGGTCTTGTCCCCGCACTGGGCGGTGACGGTGCTGCCCGCCTTAACCGTGACGGTCAGGGTGTAGTAGGTCAGGGTAAGGGTCTTGGTGCGGCAATACTCCGCCTGCATTGTCTCCGTGGCCACGCCGGTGCCGAGCGTGGCGGTGACCTCCCACTCGCCGTCGTGGGGCAGGGCCGCAGAAAAGCTGCCGTCGGTGGCCGTGCCAGTTACCTTTTTGTCCCCGCTGACTGCGGTGACGGTGCTTCCCGCTTCCGTCTGCACCACCACCCGGGGCAGTACGATGCTGCCTACCGCCGCAGCGTCCGCCGCAGCGCCGGAGATGGTGAGGGTGGGGTCGGTCTTGATGGCGTCGATGCGGTCTCCCACGGCTTTGGCGTCTGCGGGTGCGCCCTTGACTGTCAGGGTGGGGTCGGTGCTTACGATAGCCGCTGCATTGTCCGCATACTGCTTCGCCGCAGCTTCACTCTTCGCCGCAGCGTCTTTACTTTTTTCCGAAGAGGTTGCGGCTAATTCAGCAGCGTCTTTTGCGGTTGACGCAACGGTTGCGGCGGCTTCTGCCTTTTCCTTTGCAATGTCAGCCCCTGCAACATCACTCAGAGTGTTGAGGGTGTCGGCGTTCATTGGAGTACCCTCGACAACAGGTTCATCATTACGAATCAAAGTGATGATTTCTGATGTGCCATCAGATTTCATCATAGTCCAACGCCCGGGATATTTTGCTTTTCGGTCAACAAAATGCATAATAGGGTTCACCTCCGCATATTGTATCTGAACAATAAAGTAAATGGTCCTTTGCCATCGCTTCAATGTCAGACAAAACTTTTTCTACTTGATTGATAACCGCAAAATGATAACTCAGCGCCTCGGGAACTCCCGGGGTAGAACTTTTGCCGCTGCATTTGGAACGAATGGCTTTCACGTTATCAATCCACCGAGTGGCATCCGCAATGGTCAGATAATCATTGATTGTCCAACCAGCTTCCACAGGCACAGTTAAACCGATTGTTCCTGAAAAAATAAGCTTGCTGTCGTCGCCGTAATAAGCGCTTCCATTTGTAATGTTGACGTAGTCGTTTGCGACGACCCATGAGGGCTCGACAGAGGGCGGGTAGAAGTTGTTGGAGGCGGCGAAATAGAGCTGGTATTCGACACCCTTTTCCAGCGGGAAATCGCCCATGTCCAACACCACGTCGTTGTAGCCGCGGATAATGTCGATGAACTTATCCACTAGGGCGGTCGTGGAGCCGTACTTGCGCAGGACGGTGCGCATCGTGCCCGGCACATAGCCCTTGACGCGGAACTCCAGCGAGCGGAGTCGCAGGCCCGCTTTCTTGGCAGTCAGCGGCATGAAGAACTCGTACTTGGCGGGATAAGTGTCCCACGCGGGAATGTCGCCGCTTTCATTTTTCGCAGTAACAACTTGAATGTTTTGCTGTACAATCCTTGCAGAATAAGATGCGCCAACGATTTCAGCAAGTTCTTTGATTCCGTTTTCAATGCGGTTGTAATCGGTGTAGCTGAGCGCACCTTTCATACCAGAAGCCCATTCTTGCTGCTCCTCTTCTGTCCATGTGCCGGTTCTTGCCTTTGCGGTCAGCTCTTTGACCCGGTCTATATCCGCCTGCGTTCGGTCGGTTATCCATGTTGCCATATTTCGCCTCTTAAAAAATCAGTTTTCCCTCAGCATCAATAGCAAGAGACTTTGGGACGGTAAATGCAGGGTGAACAACATTATCGTACTTACGAGGGGTTTCATCATTGGTGGCGTAGGAAATTGTCTCTGCATTGGTATTCACTTGTAACGTAGAATCATACACGGCGTATGCATTTACAAGTTTGCTGACCAACAGAGGCCGCCAGTACTTGTTGGCGCTTGAACTTGTGCCAGCAATATCACGAAGCATCTGAAGCGAGTACAGGTAAGGAGTTCTCGTCCAAATAGATCGTCCTCTGCTGGAGCCCTCCATGTCAGAGGCAAGCATCGTTTTCAGGATTCCAGATGCATTTTGCAGGGGAGTACCTTCGTTGTGCTTATAGCTCGGGCTGCTAGTTGTCCAATTCGGAGCATCAGAGCCTTCCGTGTCGTATCCAAACTCGTGGTGAGAAAGCAGAAAAATGCTTTTTGCCATCGTAGTCACTTTGCTACTGCCAGAATTGCAATAAGAGTCAGAAAAACCGGGAGTATAATAGATAGTCGTCTTGTCGATAGCTTGCTTCTGGGCGGAGCTGAACGAGTTGAAGTACTCTCCGTTGAGCCAGCTGTTTACGCTGCTGCTGGCGTAAGTAGACCATGTAGAGCTCCAAGCCATGATAGCCGCGTAGTGTTTTCGAACCAGAAGAGTTCGCCCGACTCCATTCAGCTCGCTTTCGTAGTCATGTTTTGCAACGATGAACTCGGCCACGTTGCCACCCTCATTCATAAGAACGGTGCTGCCTTCCGCAACATCAAACAGATTGTACGACGCCGTAGCGAAGGAACATTCTGCGGAGACGCCGCCTGCTGAAGCTGTGACAACAGCCTTGCCCGGAGAGTTCCACTTGACTTGGCAGGTGGATTTTCCTTCTGCATTCGTCAGAACGTGAAGGGAGACGATTCCTTCGGGAGAAGCTGCCCAGTTGATTTTAGGAGAGTCAATAGAAGCAGGGGAGAGGGTAGCAGACAAAATAACGGACTCGCCCCATCCAAGCTGTTCGCTGGTATGGTCAAGAGACATAGCCTGAGCATCTGCCATCATGTACCCCTCTACAGTACCTTTGAAACACCCATTGAAAGTGTACTTTACATTGGTTGCCAGCAAGACAGCATCGTAATTGAACTGATGGTGAATCTTTACCATATCAAGAGCATCAATAGTAGGGCTTGCCCGATATGTGAGAGAAGCCTTGCGGCGGTTGGAAAGGACTCCATAAGACTCTGTAAGGGCATTCCTGGATTTTGCAAGGATGTCCTTTGTGAGCATAACATTGCTCAAAGTCTGGCTGACGCCTTTGCCCGAAGGGCTTTCGGGATAAGCGTAGGTAACGCCACCTGCGGTGGTCACCACGTTGAGCATATTTTGAGCAAAGGTGATTTCCGGCCAAGAATAATTGTTCAGTACTGGAATGTCCAACACGGGATTGGATGTATCGGCTCCGTAGACTCTGTTAATTTTTATCACGCCATCACGAGTCTGGTACAAAGCCATTCCAGCAGCGTTTGCCGCAAGCTGCAAAATATCGGAATTGTGATAAGTAGACTCATCGCTTGTAATGTCGGTGGAGTAATCTTTCAGTTCATCCGAAATATCGAAGGTAATTTCATCCGCTTCCAACAGCTCCAAGGCATCGTAGCACATCTCATAGAGCGTGCCGTATTTTCTTCCGGTGTACTTCGTGCTGGATAGATACAGGAAAGCGTCTCGCGCCTGAAAGGACGCCTCAATACTGTTGGCAGGGACGCTCCACTCCGACAGGAAGAACATTCCTCCGCTCACCCATTCAGTCTTTCCGTCAACATCCATTCCATAACGAACGGTGACAGGCTGGCGCTCATAGATGTACTTGTAAATCCCTTGAGGGTTTACGGAGTCCCATGTGCGGTCACTGTTGTCTAAACTAAAGGAAATCGACTCCTGAGAAAGCTGCCCGGAGATAGGGTCTCTTGCAGAAGAATGGCTGTAGGACAAGATTTTGGTCTTGTCAAACACCAGATACCTTCCGATTTTCACTTGCTCGACCCTTACTCTTCGGTCGGGGAGACACCACTTCAGCACCTCTAGCTCTACAGCATCAAACCCGGAAAGTTCTACTTCAACGTCAGAACGAATGGATTTGTTTCCGTTCACAGTCACGGTTTTCAGCTTTTTGGCCCCAAGATATGCGCTGACCGAAAAATCTGTAGCGTATTCGTTAAACGCTGTAGACCAGCAAATTGAAACACCGGGAATCGAAGATTTGTTTTCGCTCGGAAGCTCAAGCCGAATAACAGGGTGACTTGAATCGTCAAAAATCTCGGCGCTCAAAAAACCAGTAGTTCCATACGGAGGAGAAGAAGGAACGATGCTACAGCTTCCATCAAGAACGGTGAGATTGGGCTCTCCTGTGGAATATCTCGAAATGGAAGCGTTATCAGAAAGCGCAATATTGTGAAAGGTGGAGAACGGGGCTGCCGATGACGTGACGATGGTAGCTTTTTTATTGATGCCCGGTTCAGTGATTCCGCAGGTAATCTCTACAAAAGATTCCGGAACAAGGGTTTCGTTAAATTTTTCTTTCCACTTATCGGAGACTTCAACCATACGTCATACCTCTACAAGAGAAAGTTTGCACCCTGTCCATCCCATCACGCCACCGGTCTTAGGCCCTCTACGCCACATGCCGCCGGTGCGGTCCGAAACATACATCTGGCGCGTGGTATAACCGGCTGTGGCTTGGTTATAGAATTTAACAGTGCAGTAAAAATTCGTGGTGAAAAGGCTTAAGATGTCGGCCCATTGCCGCGCGGTAAGGTAGTTCCATGACATGGAGACCTTTGCCACATCATGCCGCACGACAGCGCCAACAACTTTACCCTGAACATTTCGCCCAGAGTCCACGATCGTACTAGTCGTTCCCTCGTAAGAGGAGGGTTCCGGCAGCTCTACGCCATTCACCGTAACCAGTGCAGGAATATTGGCCATCTGAACCATCCTTTCTTAGTAAGAGTAAACTTCAGTACCCATAATGGACATGCCACGTTCTTTCTGCGTTTTTTCAACGGAAGCAGTGAGCTGCTTGCCATCAAGGTAAACTTTCACGTCCCTGCCATCAGAAATTTCTTCTCCGTAGCGCTGCCATATATCGAGGAATGCATTGTAGCAGCCATTGTACACAGCATCCCTCATCTCTTCGGAGTTTCCACTTGCGGCAGAATAGGTGCCACTATACGAACCAGACCCATAGGTAGAGTCATAGCTGGATGTGCCAGCATACTGAGAGCTGTCGCTATAGTTAGAACGGCTGATACTGCCAATAATGCCTGCGATAGCAGCGGCAATCGCCAAGCCACCGGCAACCATTGCAAAGCCGGTAGGAATGCCAAGCACAGACAACGTGCCACCGATTGCTTCCAGCATGGCGGTAAAAGCGCCGCCAATCGTAGTAATCAAACCAGCTACACCAGCAAGCATCTTCGGGAACTGGCTCAGTAAGCCACCAGACAAGCCTTTACTGATTGCAAGCGCTGCGGTCGAGAGCGGAGTCTTTGATTTAGTGAACACGCTGGTAATGTTCTCGACCATCTTTGCCGTATTTTGTGTGGCAGCGCCAAAATTCTGAGTCAGTGCGCTCACCAAATTTTTGCCAATGGTAGCGGCTGTATTCAGCAGGGAAGAAGCTTGGCTTTTCAATTCTTTGCTCAGTCTGCCAAGCAAATCGCTTGCAACGGACTTGACGCGTTTACGCTGCTCATCGCCCATAGCGCCCCAAATGCCAGCGGCAATGGTAGTGCCGACCGTTTTCCAATCTCCGCTCTGCGCGGCCTGAATGAAGGTCTGCACTGTGCCGAAGAAGTTGGTTTTGAGGTTGTTATCGAGTTCGGCCCACTTAGAGTCTAGCCCGGAAATGATTCCGTTGACGTAGCTCGTGCCGCAGTCAATGCCATAGTTCGCCATCTCTTCGCCCTTGAGCTTGGTGGCGTCTACGAGTTTATTCATAGCATCGTTGACATAACCGAGGGAGCCAATGATACCATTTGCAAGGCCTTGAACGACATAAACACCGATTTGGTGAAACACTTGCGAAGGAGAATGAATTTCAAGCGCATCTTTGAAGCCATTGACAAAACCATCAGTGAAGTTCTTAATGCCATTTGTAACGGTACTCCATGCATCTTTTAGGCCGTTGATTAGGCCGTCCCAGATGAATTTGCCAAGTTTTCTTAATTCGTCAGGAAGCTTTTTGAACTCACCGACAATAGACGAAACGATTTTGGGAATTTCAATAACAACGAAAGCCACCATACGCTCCCGCCATTTAGAAATAACGTCAAGAGCTTTGAGAATTGCAGTCCAAATATTCCCCGGCAGTTCTTCAAAAAACTTAACAACAGACGAAACGATTTTTGGAACTTCGGTTGTTACAGTAACGACCATGTTTCCGACCCACTCCCCGATTTTGCCGACGGCAAAGCCAAGGGCATAGCCGATTTTTTCAGGAAGAGAGCTAAACCACTCGCCAATGCTACTTACGATGTTCCCAACCTTTTCAGGCAGAGAAGTCATAAAGTCAATGACAGCGTTCCACTTAGTGACAATGATTTGTTTGATGGCATCGATACGCTGTTCGAAAACAGTTTCGACATAATGCATTTTAATGTCGGCTTCTGCGGCAGCATCTGTTTTTTCGCCACTCTCTTTAGCGCCCCATTTAATACCAGCCCAGTGAAGAACAAGGCCAATACCGACACCAGCAGCGGCAACGGCTCCAGCAACAGGAAGGCTTGCACCAACAAGCAATGCAACGCCAGCGCCAGCAACGCCACCAAAAATTCCCATCAAAGCAGTGATGATGGTGTCAAGAACGGGAAATTCTTTCAGCTTTTCACCAAGCGAGAATGTAATTCCCGCAAAGGTAATAAGACCTGCAAGACCGATAGAAAGCGTTGCGGCTGTACCAGCGGCTGCTCCAAGATTGGTGAGCAGTGTGATACCAGTAATAGAACCGAATGCCGTTGTTAAAGCAGCCTGAATCCATGTGCTTGCATCGCCAAGATTGGCTTCGCCGGTGCCAAGCGCATAAGTAAGGCCTGCAAGGCTTGCCACAAAAGCGATGCCCATGCCAAGCGTAACACCATCTGCGCCCATTGTGCGCCAAAGAACAAAAGAGCCAAACGCAGCAGACACCACTTCGCCTAAAAGCTCAAGAGGATTTCCACTAGATGCGTAGCCTTTTGCAAAACTGAATACTAACGATGCTTCGACAACAACTGTTGCAATCGAAAGAGCCAACTTTTGCAAATCCGTCATTTTAGAAATTGCTGTTGCAATGTCCGTCAAGAAATTGGTGATTTTCCACAATGCGAATGCAGCAGAAATAGCGCCAATAACCGGCAGCATATCTTTGATTTTCTGCTTTATAGCGTCAATCTGCTTTGCAAACTCTTCATTGTACTGCTTGAACATATCGTAACCGGACAGGTCTACATCGCCCAAGATGTTGCCAGCAGATGCGCCGCTGCCAGAGCCAGAGCTTCCCTGTGTGGGGTCAATGATGTTCAGTTCATCAAAGCCCATCGTGTAGTCCTTGAGGGCTTTGGCGGCTTTCTTTGTCGAATCGGTTGTTTCGTCCATTGCGTCACCGATGCCGCCAACACTGTCAGCACTTTTGGCAAAGTCAGTGAGCACGACTTTTACGCCCATCAGCTTTGCCACCCACTGAACGAACTCCCGGATAAGTTCAACTGCCGCAATCAGAGGAGGGAGAATGGATTTCATGGCAGGGTAAAGCAAAGAACCAACATCTCGCGCAAGACCAGACAACTGTGCTTTCAGAATGCGAATCATATTCGCAGGGCTGGAGAGCGTTCGAGCAAAATCGCCCTGTGCATCGGTGGTCTGCTTCAAAATTGCAATGTATCTCAAGGTAGCTTTATCTGCCTGAGAAAGCGTGGAAACCTGTTTATTAAAGCCAAGCGCAAGAAGTTCTTGCTGAAGTCTCGCTTGAGAAATATCAACGCCAAGCTGAAGCATTGGCTCAAGTTCGCCAGCCATAGCCGAACGAATCTTCGTAAACGCTTGCGAAATAGGAATATTTTTCAGCGAAGAAAGGTCATAGCCTAACTGGGTAAGGCTTTTAGACAAAGTATATGCTTGCTCTTTTGCAAGTCCGAAACTCTTTGTCATGCTATAAATGTTCGCCATAGCGTTCATGGCTTCTGACGGGTCGATTCCAAGCAATTGTTCCATCTTGTCAATGAAACCGCTTGCTTCGTTTGTCATGTCACCCATCGATACGCCAAACATATTAGCCGCTTCGTAGAAGTCATTGAACTTTGCAACAGCGTTGCCAAGATAATCAGCAATTGCTTTCAACGAAACCAACTTTGCCATGTTTCGCATAAAGCCGTTCATCTGATTGGACAGACTGAGATAGCTCTTACGCTGCTTTTCGTTGGCTGCGGTCACGCGGTTTGCCTGTGTGACCACTTTGCTCAACTGCGGAGGGAGCTTTGCAAAAGCATTGCCCACCTTGTCGAGCTGAGATGCAAGGGGAGTAAGGGCGACGGAAATCTTCTGGCAAGAACTTGCAAAAGAATCGAGGTCGGTGGCTTTCAGCTTATCGGTTAGGTCAGGAACCTTCCCAATCGCATTGAAAGCGCTACCAAGAGCTTTAAGGTTCGATGCGTCCAGAATGGACAGCGGAGCCAAAGCGTTAGTGAGCTGAGTAATGCTTCCAGACATGGAGTAAAAATCCACGCCGTTTAAGCCAGACACAGCCGCAGGAATCTTTTTGATTGCATTCACGACCGTGTTGATGCTCTTTGCGCTTGCGGTCGTGTTGACGTTGGAAAGTCCATTCAGAAAGCTGGTAATTTTGTCCAGCCCAGACATTCCAGCGGATGCCTGTTTCAGCGTTGCAATAGAAGTAGCCAGTTTGTCAAGGCTGTTCACAACCTTTGTGACGTTGCCCTTTGTCCGCAAATTAGAAATGGCGGTAGCGAGCTTGTCGATATTAAGCTCTGCGCCCTGCGATTCCGCAGAAATTTCTACGGATAAGCTCGTAATATCAACATCAGCCATCACTACCACCATCACTTTCCATCATGGAGAACATCATTCTCTTGATTCGCTCCTGCGCCTCAACTGCGCGTTGGTATTCATACTCGTCTTTCTCCTTTTGAGTAAGGGGAATCGGTCTGTCCATGTACTTGATAGGTTTAGACCCTTTCTTTCGGAACATATTGCCAACCGTAGAGGAAAGCGCAGATGCCATGTAAAAGCCATTTCTCCACGCTTCTGCGTTGGCCCTGCGTTCCCGCAGCTCCTCTGCATCACGGTAGACCTTCGCCAGCCAGACATCGCCGTGCCAAAACTGTTCGTAGGTCATACCGATGGAGATGTAATAGGCTTCTACATCGTGGAACAGCTTGGAGAAGGAGAATGGCTCTCCCTCTCCGTCTGTTTCCTGAGATTGTGCGGTTACACAATCTCCCACGTTGCGTTTTTTGCGGTCTTGTCCTCAGTGTCAGTTGCCAGCAGAGACTTAGAAGCGTCCATGAACATCTCAAGCAGCGCAGCCATCAGCTCTTCCTTCTCGTCGATGTGGGCAAACATTTCGTCCACGACTTTACGCTTGATGCCACGATTCCGGGCAATGAACGCACCGTAGAACAGGGCGCGGGAATTGGACAGCAGATTGGTCATCTGGGTGTACTGGCCAATCTGAAAGCCAGCACGTTCGGTAGCTTCCACGCTGTCACGGGTGAAAGTCAGCTCATAAGTGTTCTTGCCATCAGGGGAATGAAAGTTGATAACCTTTGCAGCCATAATAAATGCTCTCCTTTATAAATGGGGGCAGAACCAAATCCGATGTTCAGTTCTGCCCGGTTTGATTGATTCGATTTTTGCGGTTTAGCCGCCGTTGATGGTCAGCGCCTTAACGAACTTCGGCTTGGTGTGGAAAATGCAGTTGATGGTCATTTCCACAACCTCATCCACGCCAAAGCCGGACAGACCAACCTGATGCATACCCTGCCAAGTGAAGCCGGAGCCGTCCTGCATCTTAATTGCATAGTACTTGTCGGGGTTCTCTTCGGCAGATTCATCGTAGCCAGCTTTCTGAACCGATTCGTAATCTTCCTTGTTGTAGTTTGCGGTAAACGCCTTAATATCGGACTGGTTAATACCAAAAATCTGCTTCTGCATCGGATCAGACAGGGTGGTGGCATCCAGAAGGTTCGGATCGGAAATCATATCCGGGACATCCTTGATGTCACACAACTTCGTCAATGCAGACTCGGTAGCACCACAATACAGGGTGGTATTCAGACCGGAGATAGCAGTACTCATAGAATGTTTACCTCCTTAGTTTCGGTAAATCATTCCGTCCTCTCCGATTGTTGCCCCATAGCTGCAATCAATCCGATAGACGGAATTGTTGTACAGCCCATTCAACGGGGCAAACGATTTGCGATAGAACTTTTTGGGTTCGAGAACAGAATCCACGATTCCAACAATAAAGCGTGCTTCTGCACTGCGCCCGGGGTTCTTGTTAGAGTAGACACGCACACGCAGGGAAACGGCGGCATACTTGCTTCGGTTTGCAGAATCCCGATGAACCGGGAGGTTGCTGTTTTCCTCTATCTGCACACACGGAAACCTCTTAACAGGGCTGTCACTAATTTCGTTAGTAACGAAGATACCGGGAACTTGCTTTCGCAGTTCCTTAGCAACAGCCGTGTAGATAGAGTTGAAATAATCAATCAACTATTCCAGACCTCCCTCCACGTTGCTTCCACCTGAGAAGCCATTTCTTCAACAGCTCCCCACATAGCCATAGCTGGTTCGTTACCGCTAGTGTAGTTCAACTGACCTTTGCCATCGACCTGCTTAACAGGCGTGCCAGCGTTGCCAGATTCGCCGTAGTAGTACCAACGCTTGTGCTGTCCGTTCCCTTTGCCGTATGTTCCGTGTTCTCCAACGCCATCAGGAAGTTCGCCGCCATAAGCGGAATGAGATACGCCAGTACCAAACTCAATGAACGCAACCGCTTTTCCGTGAGCTACAATTGCAAAGCCATTAGATGTCTGCACAGGGTCGCGCTCAACCGTCACATCGTTGTCACCGGCGTACTGCGCGTTAGCAAACCTAATCGTTGCAACGTCAATGCCTTTTTGAGCCAACGCCCGCGCAAACTCCTGCGCTTTTTTGTTCAGGGTGGTCTTGTACTCCTGTATCTGACGTTCCGCATCACGAAGTCCGGCATCGCTCAACCTCACTTTAATTTTCACTTGCAGCCACCTCTTTCAGCGCATACAACGTGTCCGTAATATGCTCTGCGACCTTGACCACAGTGTAATTGAAGGGCTTTGAAACGTCCGTCTGAAACCAGACGCGCGTACCTTCATAAAGCGGTGTGTTGCGCTTTTTACTGGACGAACTGGCAACGTAGCTGTAATCCGTGAACGCTCCAAAAGGGTTTGCTTCCGCAGAACCAGTAGGAGGACTGACATTCAGCATCAGCTTTGCGGGTTCACTCCACGATTCGTATGCAGATTCGCCAGTCTCGTTTCCCCACTCGTCCACAACAGGCGTTTTTTCGCCGACTGGGTTTGAATACCACAGCGGGCGTTTATCCAGCGGGCTTCCATTAAACATCAGCTGATAACACCTACTCTCGGAACCACTTCATTCAGCAGGGACTGTGCTACATCGGACGATTCCCACACACGAGTGATACCATTGTTGGTATAGCTCGTCTGTCCATTTGCGCCGATGTGGTTGTACAGTTCCGCTGCAATGCGTATCTGCAACGACTGATACTGCAAGGGCAACTCGTCCGGTCTGTTACCGAAGGGGTAGCCCTGTGCAAATATCTTGTCCTTGGCAAAATCAAGCAGCAGGTCGAAGAGTGGGTAGTCCTCGTCCGTGATTTCACGGTCAAGTGCAGGGGCGATGTACTGCCCCAGCTTGGCTGCCGCTTCGGAATACTGATCTCCCATGCTGCTTTCCTCCTTTCGCTTTAGTAAGCCTTGATGCAGTACACAGCGTCCATGCGCTCAAAGGACGGCAGAACAATTTCGGAGACGTAGATGTTGGTGTTGACAGGATGCACGGTCTGCTCGGTGGTAACAGCAACGCCAGTGTTCACAACGGAAACCTGTGCGTTGGAGATGCCAGCCATCAGGTCGGCTTCCTCAGGGGTGGCAACATAGTACATATTGCCCAGAGAGCCAGAAGGAGCCAGCACGACATAGCCATCAGGCAGATACTTCTCGGAAGCAGCGGTCTCTTCCGGCTTGAACATCTTGTCATACAGGTGGATGCGGATGCCGGATGCACTTTCGATAACAGAACGAGCTTCGGAATCAACCAGCACGGCGGTGGCGGTCTTCATAACCGTCAGGAACCGGTTCTTGATTTCATCCGCAGCGATCATCTTGTGGAAAGTGTTGGTGTTCATGTAGGCATCGGTGATAATCTCACCAGTGTTTGCCAGCACGGTGTTTGCAGCAGTGGTCATCGTGGCGATGGGGGTTGCAGTAGTAGGAGCATCCCACTTCTCCTTGGTAGCCAGAGCCTTGTAATTGGACTGCTGCCAAGTGCCGTCAGGGTCGTAATCGTAGACGTAACTCACGCCGTTGGATTCGATGGAGATTCCGGGCTTGCCAGTCTTAGGAGCCAGAAGCTGCCACACCATTCGCTCAGGCACAATGCGAGCACCGGTAATAAGCTGTGCGGTATCATCGTAGACACGATTGATAACGTCTGCCGCAAACTCCTGATTAGTAGCCAGAACAGAGATAATCTTGCGGCGGTCTTCCTCGTCAATGTGAGTGCCCTCACGGAAGAACGGCATATTGGTCTCGGTCATTTTGATGCCCTGACGAGTACGGAACGTAGCCTTGGTATCGAAAACGCTAGGCTTCAGCGAAACGCCAACGCCCTTGTGGCCACGCAGCCACTTCAGTTCCATGCTGACCTTCTTCCGAGCAGGGAACAGAGCATCGGAAGCATAGGGCTGCGCATTGGTCGGGTCGTTCGTCCAATAGGCGGCAATCGCAGCAGGGGAGAAAATTTCGTTCAGATTCAGTGCCATAATTTAGTCCTCCTTACTCGCTCTTTGCGCCAACATCAGTACGGCAGAAAACGGCGGGAACAGCCTTTTTCAGAGCGGCAATATCGTTTGCAGAATAGGTAAAGCCGGACAGCTTTGCCTTGTCCACATCAATAACGCCCTGAATTAGCAGTGCGCCATTGGGGTTGACGGCAGGGTCAACGGTGTGCAGCAGAATGCCAATGGCATCGGTAGCTGCGTCAGCAGCGCTAGTGCCAGTAGTGGCAGCAGCTTTCAGACCAGTCTTTGCCATGGGATAACCAGCCGGAACGGCATTGGTTTCCTTGACAGTAAAGGGAATGGCAACGTAGGTATCAGCAGCCAGAATAGTGCTTTCAGGAGCCGATACCGGAGTATTGGTGTACTTCATGTTTTCCTCCTTAATGGAAAGCAGTCATTGCGTCACTCGATGCCTTGTTTGCGTCTGCACGCTCCTGTGCGAAGCGTTTAGCAAAGGCAACACCTGCGCTATCTGCGCTGTTACCATTGCCATCCGCACCCGGAGGCGTGGGCATATCATTCAGCAGAGAAGCCTTGTATGCGGTGTCGTGGGCGGTCATAAACTCCGACTGGAACTTAAACACCTTGTCCATGTCGCCGTCAGCCAGTGCAGATGCAGCCTTTCCAGCCAGTTCAGCGTCATAACCCTGCGCAACGAACTTTTCACGGTAAGATGCAAGGGTTTTTTCCTTGACGAGGTTTTCCTTGTCGGCAGTCAGAGCTTCAATCTGCTTCTGCATTTCTGCCAGCTTATCAGCCTGTTCCTGTGCGGCGTTCTCGTCATCGGTGCGCTTTGCCTTGAGCTGCTTCTTGTACTCGGCTGCTTCACCGTTGGCTTTCGTCACGGCGTTGCGCAGCTTCTCAATCTCCGCGTTAGGGTCTGCAGCCTTTTCAAGCGCAGAAACAATTTCATCGGCGGTCATGCCCTCTTTGTAGGCATCACCAAGTAACGCTTTGTAGTTCATATCGTTAATTTCCTCCTGCGTTTTTTTACCGTTGCTTCCCTGCAACGCTGCGAAATTTGTATCCCGGCTTCCCTGCCGTGTTTATAGCAAAGGGTTATTCGCCCTCTGTTTCATTGTCGATTTTGCTTAGAATCTTTTTGAAAAGTTCAAGCTGTTCTTTAGAAGGTTCTTTCGGCTCTGTTTGAGCAATCGCTACATTGGCATAAAGAGCGGCTTCTTCAAGGTGAGTAAGCGCAATGCTTCTTTCTCGATTCGGCTCAATTTGCAAAATCAGCTTCTCTGCATATGAAAGTGAATCGTAAATATGCTGAAATAAAGCCATCTCTGCTCTTGAAAGTGCTCTGCCCTTATACATTGTTGCTTTCCTTTCCATCAGCCTGATTGCCGACCATTTTGTTGGTGTCAACAATATGGTCTGTGGGCTGTTCCTGCGGCTTCGGTGCTTTCCCATCCTTGCCTAGCTTTCCGGCGGCAATCAGGAAGGGCTTGCTCATTTCGTAAGCAGCCTGCGGGTCAGGGAACAGACCGGGCGTAGTAAACGCCAACTGCGGGTCAATGCTCTGATTAAGCATCTGTGCAAAAATCTGAACCTTGCTCTGCTGGTTATCGTACTGACGGCGGGGCAGTTTGATATTGATGTCGCTTGCCATCAGCTTAGAACCAGCCGTATCACGCAGAATTTTGAGCATCACAGACAGGCTTTGACGTTCCGAGAACTTGAACATATTCTCGTACTGCTGCGCCCTTGCCTCTGTGTGATTCCAGCCGTTGCGGACAATGACTGCGCCCACGTTGTCGGACGTTGCGTTCTCACTGCCAGTGGCGCTGGGCATAGCAGTCAGACTGCGGTACACGTTCAACATGGAATCAAGCAAGGTCTGGCTCTGCTGCTGGTCAAGTTCGTTTGCAATCTGCTTTACATCAGCGGCAAGACCAGCGGTAGACTTGATGGACATTGCGCCCATCTGCTTAACAGCATCCAGCGCTTCCTTGTCCACAAGACAGTTTACAAACACCAAGATGGACTGGATGAACTGCTCAACGCCGTCCAGACGGTTGCTTTCAAGATTGTTGATGGCATCCAGAACAGGGATGGCCGGTTCAAACAGCCCCATGCGCTCTGGGTTGAGCTTGTATTCGACCATCGGAAGCATCCCCAGAGAATGGCTTTCAGATTTTGTGATCTTGCCGTTGTCGATTTCAAAGTACTGGTTTGGCGTGTACACGCAAATCAGGTCGTTCAGGTCATTCTGATAATTGCGTGGAATGTGCAGCACGTTGGCAATCGGCTTGTGACCGATGCCGGAGTTGTAAATCACATACGCCATGTCCGGGTCGGGAACGTCCACCAGCAGGGGTGTTTCGTCCGGGTAGTTACCGCCATACCCCTTGTCAGGAAGAACAATGCGGTATCCCTGTCCGCACTCCAACATCCACTGCCAGAGCCGCCGATCAAGCGCGTCCTTGCCCTCATACTGCAAGGCGTTAGACAGCCGGGCGATTTCCTCGCCGTCACCTGTTGCCGTTTCAGACCGCACATAAGAGCACGGCGTACCGCTCATATAGCCTGTGTAGAAGCCCACACACTCGTTGGCGTGGTTCTCTACAATGCGGTTCGTGATTTCAGCGTGATATTCCTTCGTGCGGAGGAGAACAGGCTGACTGCCCAAGTAGTAATTGTGCAAGAAGCGAATCTCATTCTTGTTCAGCAGATGAATAGGCTCTGCCTTGCCCATGACCACTTTCAGCACGTTCTCCCGATTGATTTCCGTCTCCGGCGTTTCAATCGGTCTGCGTCCGGTCAGCGGATTATTCAAAAAACCGCCAACGACCATCTGATACTCAGCCATGCGTTCCTCCTTTCCGGCAAAATAAAAAGCGCAGCAAGACAAACCTGTTAAGGTCTATCTCACTGCGCCAAAACTGCGCTTCAAAAGCTATTTACTTTTCCGGTGGATGGATAATTTTTACCCATCCTTCCCTTGTGTCTCCTTCGATAACGCCCTTGCATCTGTCGCACTTGAAATGGTATCGTCCGTCTACTTCACCAAGATAGCGATTGCAGCGGACGTTCTTATAGATGGGATTCTGCCTGATACAAGGGCAACAGATTCTAACTAACATGAGCGCTCCTTTTGCTGAATTTCTGGAAACAGGCTGTTGAGCACAGACCTGTCAGAAGCTACTGGGAAACTATTCGCACTTCCAGCCGTGCTATTCTTCGCCCGAAGAAAACCATTGCAGCCTTTACATTCAGTTGTCGGACAGACGTAAATGGGTCAGCTGCAATTTTGGTGCTGCATAATGGATTTGAACCAATGTATGTCCGGTTATGAGCCGGATGCTCTAGCCTGACTGAGCTAATGCAACATAGAAACCCGGCTTGATTGGTTAACCGCTGCTCTTTGCAATGTCATGCCTAAACATTACATTGAGAGCCGGGAATAGCGGTGGAGGTTTTGGAGAATAAGCCCATGCAAAGCTAGGTAGTTGGTTGTGCTGCGTAACGGAATTGAACCGTTGCTTGCCAGAAGAGGGGAAGTATTCTGACATTCCCAGCCAGCAGGGAACGCAACATATAAACCCGGCGAATGGAAAGAGTGAAAAGCATTCGCCGGTGAAAGGAGAAATATGCTCGTTGACACACAAGCGAGTAAAAATGACAAAACCTCGCTATGCCGGGCTATTCCTTAGAGGAAGCTGCAAAACTTCCTGCATACATTATAAGCGTTGTCAAGTGGTAAAATCAAATAAATAGACCCAGCGAACACAATATATTGTGTTTTTAATCAAAATGGACGCTTGACAGGTTCGATTTTACTGATTCCGTTATACAATTCATCGGCAAGCTGTGCCAGACTGTCCGGCGCATCATCGTGCGGAACTTTGCCAAGCTGTGTGAACATCGTCACCTGTTCCATGAACGCCTTGTACTCTTTCGACTGGTGCTTCTCGTCAAGGAAATAGAACCGTTTGATGTCTGGCGCATACTGAATAATTCTGGACAGCTTGCTTTGACCACTTGGCGCACGTTGGCTGCGGACAGAGCAGTGATAGCCTTGCTGCCGGAGCTGGCTGTCCACTACGTCACAATATTCATCACCGCCGTTGTTGGCTTCGCCACGCACCACATTGATTTTGTGCTGGATGATTTTGCCCACGACTTCCGGTCTGGTCACGGTTTTATCGCCATTATTGAACACAAGGTCAGGGATGAACACGGCATCGCCATACACATAGGCGATAGGACAGGCGGTAAAGTCACCGCCACCCCATGCAATATCCATGACCATGAGCTTGCGATCGGGCTCTCCATCCGGAAGAATACCGTTGTAATACCGTAATTCATCGGCAGGGAACAGCAGACCTTCACGCACATAAGGCTTGCCCATGTATTTTGCCCACCATGTTGCATCGTCAATACTGGCTTTCATGTCGGCATAGTAGGAATCGTCAAAGCCAACGCCGTAGTCATAATTGAAGTTGCTGTGTCCGTTCTCGTCCACCGCAGGAATCACCCGGAATCGGTACTTTGGGTTGTCCGCATACTGATTCTGGATCCGTCCCAGAGGGTCAAGCACGTTCCAGCGTGTACCGACCATCAGCTCCAATGCACCCTGCTTTTTACGGTCTTTTAGCTGGTTCAAGTAGGCATCGTATTTGTTGTTCAAACGCTCAACATTCAGGCTTTCCTCCAAGTCCTCAATCAGGTCATCACTGTACAGAACGCCGCCCTCGCCGATTTCAACTGCGCCAGTCAGCGTACCGCCAATGGAGCGGCAAGTCAAAGTGGGAAAACGCTTTTTGCGGTTCAGGTCAACGCTTTCGTCTTTTGCACTCTTATCTACAAGCTGAACGTCAGGGAAGATTTTGCCCCAGTTATAGGTCACGGGGTCAGTGATGATAGACAGAACTTCTCCATAGAAGCCATTGGTCAGCTTGTCGGAATGTCCGCTCATAACCGATGCAACGTCAGGGCGGTTGCCCATCAGCCATGTGATAAAAAATATACAGAGCGTACTTTTTCCAGTTCTCGGAGGTTGACTTACTCCCAGAAATTCTACACGATGAAAAAACAAGTCCTCTAGGTCACGAACCAACGTCAGAAGAACCTTTCTTCTCGGCTGATAGAACTTCTTTTCCGGCGCACGGTTCCATTCAAGGTAGATGCAATAGCTGTCAAATACATCCTTTGCTTCAAACAGGTACGTTCGGCTGATAATGTCATAGACTTTTGCCACGTCCTCACCTGTTTTCATCTTGCCCATCATGGTTGCACAGACAGAGCGCAACTCGCCAGAATATTTGTAGGCATCGAACCGCTTGTCTTGCGACAGAGCGTCCCTCAAATTCACGACCGCTTGAAACCAGTCCTCGTAGACCTGTGCTTCTGTCGGATTCTGCTTTGCATACGCTTTGATGCTGTTGATGATGGCAATGCACTGTTTTGGCTGCATAAAAAATAGGCACCCCCTACCTGAAAATGTAAAGAGTGCCTACAACTGCACAAAAATCAAATATTCGGTTTTATAATTTCACTTCAGAAAATTATTTACTAAAATCCATCTTAATAAATGGGTTGCACAGTTTATTTGACTTCTTCTGCAAGCTGGTTGAGCCTGCGTTTCAACTCGTTTGCATCATAGTACAAAGCGTCTGCAATGGCATTGAGAATGTCGGGCTTGTCGGTGTAATCGCACAGCGTTTCAATGAGTTTCAAACTCTGTTCTGACAATTTTGCAGTTTTCATGCTGTTTTTCCTTTCTCATTCGGTTTTATTCTAGGTTGCGAACAACGTCACCTGTTCTGTTCAGCAATCCGATACCATGTCTGGCGGGTCACACCAAGCTGTTTTGCGGCATCGGTAACGGTCAGCAGACGCTTTTCCACCTGTTCGTGCAGAATATCAAAGAGGTTTCGGTCGTACTCGGTGGGCTTGCGGCCTTCCCTGTAATCAGGGCGCTGGCTGGCGATTTTCTTGCCCTCTCTGGTGCGTTCAACAATCATGTCACGCTCAAACTGGGCAAACACAAGAAACATACCTCTCATAGCTCTACTAGCAGGGGTGTTGTCCATCACACCAAGATTCAGCACGTTCACTCGGATTCCTTTTTCAATCCACGAATCAATCAATTCATACCCACCGACAAGACTTCTGGCGACACGATCTAGCTTCGTTACAACGATTGTGTCTCCGCTCTGAACCTCCGCTTCTAGCTTATCCAGTTCTTTGCGTTCCATTTTTGTCCCGGTATAGACTTCTTTGAAAATCTTAGTTGCTCCAGCAGCTTTAAGAGCTTCCTCTTGTGATTCAAGGCTGTTGCCATCAATCGCCTGCCCAGCGGAGCTGACACGAGCGTAACCGTAAATCATTCAGGTTCACCGTCTCTTTCCAGAACTTTGAGAACAAATTCATCCGACGCAACATCAGCTCCAATAGGCTGAATCACAATCTGGTACTTCATTTCTTCTAAAAGCATTGCCATTGTGGACAGTTTCAAATCGTCTGCATTAACGCGGTTCGTTACATAAGAAGAAACATCATACTCCATCTGTCTTGCAAGTGATGCGGAGGTATATCCTCTGATTTTCATAACGGAGCGAAGAATATCCCCAGAATTGACTTTATTTTTGGTTGCGCCACCCTTTTTCTTTTCTGCCATTTTTACCGAGCCTCTCTTTCGGCTTAATAATAACACATTCTTATGTTTATGTCAACATCTTCTTGTGTTTTTTGCAAAATTTTTACTATCAATAGGGTGGTCAAACGGCTGTAAACTTTTTTGTTGCTTTACAAACTGTATACCTGAATAGTAGCCTTACGAATTATCGAAAAATATACTTTCGAGCGCCACCATTAAAGTAAACTAATCCGTTTACAAAATCGCTATCAAATAACGTAAATTTACGTTAGAATGCGTAAAAATCAGAAATATCTGATGTAAATTATACAAATTGGGCTGTTGACAACTATATACCAAGCGTCTATAATCTAAGACAGCAGAACACATGATGAATCGACCAGCAACGGTAGGTTTATCCTTTGTGGCATAAAAAATAGGCCGTCAGCCCCACCGACCAAAGTAGTACTGACGACCTATTCCACCACAAAACAGAAGCTGCGCAACCAAGGGCGCAGTCTCGGTTTCTGTCAATTATTATAGCAGAAGCAGACCGCTTCTGCAATAGAAAGGAGCAAAAAACATGAACTTTCCCACGACAACCGAAGAATTTCTGAAAACCTTCGCACACGGCAAAGAGCCGACCAGCGAGGACAGGGAGTACGCAGAAGCGCTGGGCAAGCTGTCCGAACTGAACTACCGGGCAGGGTACGAAGCGGGAGCATCCAAAAATAAGGGCTGAGTTTTGTGCAAAACGTAGAAATCCAGAGAATAGTACAGATAACAGTACTACATCCGGTGTTTCATTCCTTGACTTAACACAAAATAAGGTTATACTAACATCACCAGCAAATGAAAGGAGGTGAATAGACATGAGTAGCCCTTACGCCGAGCGGTTCAAGCGAACGCTGACGATCAGTATGACTGACAAGCAGTTTGAACATTTGCAAGCGTATTGCATCAAGAAGCGGGTATCGTTGTCCTTTGCACTTCGAGATGCGTTCTTTACGCTGCATCCCATACCGGAGACCAATGAAAACGAAAAATGATACGTCCGCTAAAGTTACCAGCCACAGCGAACGTATCATGAACCACACTGGAACAAGCTGTTCCAGCCTTATTATAGCAGGAATTGGCTTGTTCCGCAAGAACCATAGGAGTTTTTATGGAACAAAAGGTTAAATATGCTATCAATCTTATCAGCGAAAACGGACATGTTGTCGTTTCCAGCCGTGAAGTAGCAGAACATTTCGGCAAGGAACACAAGCACGTTCTGGATGCCGTCAAGAATCTCGTGGCCGAAAATTCGGCCACCAAATCCATGTTCTACGAAACCACGTTTGAAAATCGTGGCAAACAGTACCCGATGTACCTCATGAACCGGGATGGATTCAGTTTACTCACGTTTGGCTTTACTGGCAAGGAAGCCCTTGAATGGAAACTCAAGTACATTGATGCTTTCAATCAGATGGAGCAGAAACTCACCAATCCAGAGCCTGAATCCACGGAGATGCTGTTGAGCCGTGCTCTGATTGCTGCCAACAGTGTTATTGACACAGAGCGTAAGAAGGTAAAGGCTCTGGAAGCAGAAAATGCCAAGATGAAGCCTGATTCTGACTACGCAAAGGCTATGTTGCTCTCTGACGAAAGCCTGACTACCACGCAGATTGCCATGAACTACGGCATGAGCGCACGAAAGCTGAACCAGATTCTTAGAGGGCTTGGAATCCAACATACTGTGAACAAACAGTGGATTCCTTACCAGAAGTATCTTGGCAACGGATACGTTGTCGGGCACCCGATCGAGCTTCCGAACGGCAAAACGAAAGAAGTCACTCGCTGGACGAGAGCCGGTCAGAAGTTCATTTATAGCAAGCTCAAAGAAGCGGGCTATCTGCCTGTTGGTGAGCAGATTAGAATGGAGACGTGCTGATGGACTATTCGGAAGAAATGTTTCGGCTACAAGATGAGAATGAAGAGCACAAAGCCGTTTTAGAAAAAAGCCATGAAATCCTTAATCAGGCATTAGAAATCATCATGCCAGAGGATAAGCGGTCAAGGGAAGTTGTAAGTGTAGCGCTAGCAACGTCCGTGCAGCATTTTTGCGAGGACAGCTATTCAATGGGATACAATGATTGTTTGCTCGACATTCTCATGGAAAAGGAAGAAGTCAGCGCTCCTATCATGTTTCCAACACTTAAATCGTAAATAGCCTATAAGAAAAGCCAGTGGTTAGAGAACATCTAGCCGCTGGCTTTTTGTGTTATACGTTAATCTTGAATAGCAACCACTTCATAAGAGCTATAACCAGTAAATCCACTCAATGGATAAAGCTCAAACGATGCTGTTTGGCCCGAAGCAAGGCTGTCCATGATGTAAGTATACTCACCGCCAACAGGAACTTCATTGCCTTCGGTGTCTTTCATTTTGTAAAGAACAATGACCTTGACTGCATTGCTTGTAAACTGGCTATTGTTTGTAACCTGTCCAGTGAATCGCAAATCATAGCCGGAACCACGTTTGGAAACATTTGTAACAGCAAGTTCGCCAGCACGAACAATCTGATTGGCAGGGCTTGCTTCGTGAACGTTCCAATTCTCTGCGCTTGTCGTATACTCAATTCTTGTCGGCTTAACACCATCGGAATCAAAAGCGATATAATCGCCATACCAATAAGAATCACCCTCGCCAACCCAGTCCAGCGTTTCAGAATCGGTCTTTAAGACGGAGCCATCTTCGCCGTATACCGTGACATTCAGCGAAACAAAATCAACTGCCCAATCGGTGTTGGGATTTTCAACCAGAACTGCGTAAAACACATAGTATCTCGTTTTGCCGTATTCGTACTTGGTTTCAAGATGGCTATGGGATTCTTTGATCGTTATGGGTTGCACCTGTGTTGCATTGGTCTCTTCCAGCTCAATAGGAGCAGACCATTCATCGGGTTTCGTTGTTGCCATTGCGCTAATAGGCATGGCAAGCATCATAGCCGCTGCTAGAGCCGCCGCAATGATTCTCTTTCTCATTTTTGATTCTTCCTTTCTTTGGCTAAAATTTTATATAACGCTTGAAATACCATGTGCCATAAGATACACACCAAAAACCAAAAAAGCGGCGCCGATAATAACGCCCCATATTGAAGCGGCAATCTTTTCGTTCTTTTCTCTCTTTTCTTTGTTCTTGTCATTCTTTTGGTCCATTACAGATTCCTCCCTTTCAAGGCTTGTAAGGCAAGTATAGCACAGAACGTAGACCCTTTGTAGGGGTCTTTTTATTTTTGCGCGGAATTTTTGAGATTGACAATGGGGGTGGGGTGTTTTTCGCAGAAAAGAGGGGGTGGGTAGAAAGAAGAAACGCCTTTTTTGAATTTTTTCTACGCGAGGCATTCACCCACCCCACCCCTGGCGCTGCCTGTATACCCCCCAGGTCAACCCCTGCCAGACCCAGCGCACCCGGACGGGTTGCACATCACAGGCGGCAGGGCAGACCATGCAAGACACGGCGCACCGGTCTGCATTCGATACCAGACAGGACACGCGGGGCAGATCAGGACGGTGGTGCAGTGCTGGAGTGTGTCCGAAACTGTGCAGATTTGTACACACTCAAACATGAACGATTTTCAACACAAGAATGTGTGCAAAACCATTGACATCAACACAAGAACGTGTTACTATATAGGCAACACAAGAACGTGTTACACCACCACCAAAACAGGAGGACAAAAACATGAAAAAGACCTATAAATGTAGTGACCTCTATACCGCCACATTTGAGGACGGCACGTTAATGACTGGCACACTTGACCAGCTTTATGCAGCCCAGAACAACCGCAGAATGACCATTAAACCCGTTGTGTGGCTCTGGTGCAGTGACAGCGGTCTATATATGGTAGACTACATCTTAGAGGGTGCGGGCTGGACATTGGGCGTATTTGACCCACTGGCAGACGCAGAAAAGGCAGTGGCAGCGTTTAACGCACAGCCCGCCGCAGATGTTGCCGCAATGCTCACGGAAGCCGCTCTAAAACGCTTTACCTGTGAGGTAGAATGCAAGGCACTGGGCGACGATGGAAAGCAATACAATGCTTGTTGGTGCCCAGATTACGGGCAGATTTATTATACCATCCCGGCAAAAGTTAAGGTGCTGGGCTACATCCCGCAGTATAAGGAGGGCTAAACGATGACGAGAACCGACGAATTGAACGCAGAAATCAGGAATCAGGCCGTGCGCCTGTATCCAAAGTGTGCCGGGCTGTTTGAGTTGCCGTTGATGGTATACACTCAGATTGTAGCGGACAACCTGACCCGCTCCAAGCCCTACCGTCTCAGCGTTGAGCGGTGCAAAAAAATCATTCTGGCAATGCCGGAATTTGACTAAAAAAGGGGTGCAAAAATGATTACTCTTGACTTTTCCCAGTGGGCTGCAATCTGGTACGTTGGCGGCATGATTTCCGGGGCGTTGGTTATGCTGGCATGGCTCAATAACTGAGGTGGACATAATGAAACTTGTTATAACTTATAACCAATACAAACTCCTTGATTTGCTTGCTTACCGTGCTTCTCTTTTGTCCGACACATTAAAATATGAGCCAGACAACAAAAATCTACTGTCTGCCAATAAACGGCTATTTACAATCGCCAAAAAAAAAGGTTGACAGCGCAAAAATCCCGGAGCAAGTAAAAAATCTTGTGATTTCTATTGGCAATAGCTGGGCAAAATATACATCTGACGCATTTGATTTTTTACTTCGTGACGCAGGTGTTTTAATCGAAGGTAGCACACATTTTAAGGAGGGCTAAAAAATGACGTTATTCGAGGAAAAAGTGAACGAATACCGCGAAAACAAGCGGCTTTTAGAAGAGCTGGAAGCGATGAACGAAAGCATTAAAGCAGATATTATCTGCATGATGCAGGGTGCGCCGGAAATGGCGCAAGGTACGGCAAAAGCCATTTACAAGGACGTTCAGAGCGTCCGGCTGGATAGCAAGCTACTCAAGACGCTGCACCCAGATATATACGCAGAGTGCAGCAGCAGGACCACATACAAACGGTTTAGCGTGGTATAAGGGGGTGCGAGCTGTGATTTTATCCGCAATCTTGTTTTGTTTTTGGTTTTTCCAGGCACTGTTTAAGGCGTCCAAATAATGGAGGGCTTATATTATGACTAACAAGGGATATAACACAATGACTGGACTGTATACCACCCGCTACTATGCGCGCAAGGTTTGCCCCGGTGACTGCGTTGTCGTTAAGGTTTGCGGCGGTTATACCATCATGACGGCAGCAGATTATAACATTTGGCGCAATCAACGCTGACACAATTTCAGATTTTACCCCGCCCACGCTGGCGGGGCTTTTCTTTTGCCTTGCATCGACACGGTGCAGGGCTTTTCTTTTTGCCCGGCGGTGTATCAGCTTCTCACAATCGTTTACGGATGTCTTTCTGCCGTCAATGCAATTATACCACCACAACGCCAAAACCGTTTACAGGGCTTTACAGGGGCTTTTCCGTTGATTTTCCCTATTTCAGCGCATACAATACGGCAGCCGCACAAGCCGCCTATACAACCGCCGCGCCAGACGCTGTAAAGCTCAGCACAGCCGCCTATTATAATAAGGTATATAAGGGCGCAGGGCTGCGCCCCCTGTTATAGATCCATGCCAGACGGCGCAACATATCGCAGACCATGCCAGCCCGGCGGGGTCAGCTCCTACTGTGTGTGGATCGCTGGCAAGTGCTGCACCCGGCGCACCTGCTGAGGGGTGCAGCGTCTCCACCTGTACAGGGTCAGCCCGGCGGCTTGCAGTCTGGCACCGGGTCAGCAGTCAGGGCGCACCGGCTGGCACACTCCACCCGGCGGGGCAGTCCAGCAGCGGGCGGCGCGGAACCATTGACGGCTCTCGCCGCACCTCTTTTCGGGCTTTCGCCCGATAGCTAATAGAGGTCAGCAATAGTCGCAGCGTCCCGGCTAGAATAGTCGTAGCCGATAGTCGTAGTTTATCCCGGCGGATAGTCGTAGAATAGTCGTAAAGTCGTCAGACGACAAACGTTTGAAAGTCCTATATATAGTATAGTAATGAGCAGTTCGCTGATAGTCGCAGAGTAATAGTCGTAGTGTTTTCTTGCGAACCTTCGTCAAATAGTCGTATATTTTTTGTGTGAAATAGTCGTTCGCCTTTTAGGAAAAGAGAGGTGCGATAGTCGCTAAGTCATCCGACCACCCAAAAATCAATATATGTCAAGACACCTGTCAATTTTATTATCGCCTAGCCATACCAAATTCGTATATCAACTGTACTTATTATAATATACGCCTATATATCCTAGTAACTATCTAGGGATTATTCTGCTAAAATAGTCGTACCATCCGATTTGGTCTGTTCCTTCTCGATTTAATTCCCAGCAACTTACTATGGTATTTTAATTAATTCATAGCATTCTGCTAGGAATATTCAATGCAACATTTCTACATATTCAACCGACTACAAAATGAAGTCAATTCTCCATGTGAAATAGTCGTATACTATCCACCAGTCCGAACCTCACGCTAGTTCTCGCCTACGGTCTGCTCTGCTGGCTAACGGTGTAGGTTTGGAGATAGAGGGTTGTAGGGGGAAAGAACCAGTTTGCAATTTCGCATAACTGTTATTTATTCACTTTTGAACTATCGTAGCACACCCGGCTCCGTCAACGCGCGCGCTGGCGCATATAACGCCCGCGGACGCGCTAAACACACGGGGAGGGAAAGGGGGAGCACGGAAGATGTTAGGGGGATTATAGGGGGTAATAGGGGTTGTAGGGGAAAGAGGGGGACAAAAGGGGGGAAGAGGAAACAAGGGGGAAAGGGGACAAAAATTTGAAAGCCATTTCCGAAAGTGATTGTCGAAGCGTTTTTTCGTCTCACACATCTTGCTTTCGTCTCAATCAGCCCTGCGATTAGACGATTCTTTCTCAAATTCAGACCTTGCCGTTTTCTCTTGATAAATAACAAGAGAAAAAAGCACGGAATAGTCGCAGAGGGTAGTTTTACCACCTGACACCATTCCATGCTTTCTGATACAGTAGTTTTGTAGTCGTACAAGCTAAGATTAAATATTCTTGGCTTCTCTCGCCTTACGCAGACGCTCCGCCAGTGCTTCACGCTGTTCCTCGCTGATCTCACGAGTGACAGGCGACCGGAACTTCACAAGACGTTTCGGCATCGAATAGGTCTTGGATTCCTTGCACCGCTTGGCAGACAGCTCCGCCATAAACTTGTATGTGTCGGGGAACTGCTCACAGAGCTTGTCCAGCTTGCGAATGTAAACCGGGTCTGCCGTGTAGATTTCTGCGGCATCTTCCGCTGCGTTGAAGTTGATGATAGTCTCACGTTCGATGTTGGTAAGCGCCATAGTTTTTTTCTCCTTTGCGTTATTTCTGATTTATTTTCTTCTTCGGGCAGGTTTCTGGCAGATAGTCCATGCAAGCTCGGCATGAAATGGTCTTTCGACAGATCATTCGTTCTGCTCGTTCTTTCTCTTCTTGTTCGCGTCTTTGGCACTCTCGCTTGTACTCTTCTTCGTGCCGCCTGTGTGCATTGGCAATGATGATAGCATGGACAGCAGCCATGTTTGGAACCATAGTCTTTTCCTCCTGTATTTTGTGTAGTGAAAAATATTTATGTGGTTCAGACGGTATCAATCCATCCAAGTATACTCTTGGAACCGTTGAATCTGCTTGTTAAACGTGATGGGAAGGTCGCCTATCTCGCCTTCCTTGTTCTTGCTTAGCCGGAAGAGGTACTTGTCGGGGTTATCGCCGGACAAAAGGATAATTGCATCTGCGTCCTGTTCAATCTGTCCGCTCTCTCGCAAGTCGGAGTTAGTAGGCGTTGCTCCGGGCTTGGATGGGTTTCGATTGAGTTGTGCCAGTGCCACCACAACAATGCCTGTGGTCTGTGCCAGTTCGTGCAGGGCAATGGATATGGCTGTAATGGCGGCATATCTGTCCTTTGCGCCTGTTTCGTGGATGAGTTGAAGATAGTCTACGAAGATAACCTGAGCCTTTTTACGGAGAGCCTGAGCCTTCATCCACGCCACGTTCTTTCCGGCAGCGGAGCGAATGTAAAGGGGCATTTTCATGTTCTTTACCTGTCCGTCAATCTCATTCAAGCTGACCGCCTTATTTTTCACCGTGTCCAGAGGGCAGTATATTTGATTAGCCATCAGACGAGCGCCCAGCTTGCGTTTGCTGGTTTCTAAACTGAAATAGTACACGGTGTAGTTTTGCTTTGCCATGCTTGCTGCTATTTGCAAGGACAGGGCTGTCTTACCCGCAGACGGTCTGCCGCCAATGATAATAAAATCACCCGGTGAGATGTGCAGCGCTTCATCCAGACGCTCTAGGCCTGTCTTGATGTACACAGGCTTATCGTCCATGTGAAGCACATAGTCGTTCAGCACATCCTCGTATGTCCACGCATCTTCTTCCTCAGCTTTCAGGCTCATTGCTTCGCCCATCTGCTGATAAATGTCTGATAGATCAGAATAATCGGTAAGCTCGCTGGTCATCTGAAATGCCAGGCCTTGCACACGAGTGAGTGCAGCCTGTTCTCTGATAAGCTGTGCCCAACGCTGCATCTGCTCCCTGTCAATTCGTACACACTCTGATTCACAGGTTTGTACACACGCCAAGAGCGTCTGCGCTACGTCTGGATGCTGCGTGTTTATCTCGACTATATCTATCTTACCCCTAGCCGTCCAATAGCCCTGAACAGCCGCAAAAGCGTCTCTCAGCTCAGGTCTGAACAAGTCAAGTTCAAGGTCTGGTATGATTTCATCCACAACGCCCGGATTGCAGAGCATCAGCGCACCAATAAATACCGTTTGAACGTCCATTGTCATAGTCTAGGAAACTCCATCTCCGTACTTTGCTCGTACTGGTCATCCTGTTTCAATGCGTAAATGTCCTGCCACCCGGCATAGATGCTCTGGTCAAGAATGGCTTTCCAGTCGTGCCGATCAAACTTTTCCAGCTTGTTGCAGAGCATCTGTTTTGCCCGGTCTGTCATAGGCTTTTTGATTCTTGTACGCATCTGTGCGAACTCTCGCAGGGATTCCAGCAGGGCTTTATCGCCATGAGCAAAGTCGGAGAAGATGTCAGGTTTCTTTTTGACCGCACTCTCCGGCAAGGTCTTGATATTCATCTGACTGTCAGTTGATACAATGGGCTCATTGTCATCTGACTGTGAGCTCATAGATGAGCTGACCTTCATCTCATTTATGACATGAGGATGAGCTGACTTTCGTGTAGACCATCCTTTTGACGCAATATCGCTTCTTTTCAACTCTTCATCGAGCAGATGTTTAATCAAAATGAAACAAGATTCTGCCTTTTTTGAGTTCAAAGTTGCGTCTTTTCCTTCAAAAACGTATGCACAGATTGCATCGTAGAGTTCTAATTTCTCTTTACTTTTCAGTGTGGAGATGGCTTCAAAGTAGTATCGTTGGAATGTAAAGCTGTCTCGTTTTTTGTCCATGCTTAATCCTCTTTGTAGCGTTTGTTCCATACTTCGATGGCTTTTTCCTTGCCAAATGTTACAGAAGTGCTCACCCCGCATTTTCCGCAGACTACCCAATTAGCCATGTTAATGTCAAGTGGATGAATCACTTTTACAGTCGGTGGTTCCGCACCGCAGAACGGACATCTCTTGAGTTCTGTCACTTTCTAAATCCCTCTCTCGTTCTCGTGATTCGCTTATGCGCCTTGATAGGCCTTGTGCCTTTGCCGTACACTGGGCGGATATGCTTCGCCTTAATGTATCCACAAGGCGGCTTCGGCCCGAAGTCGAAAAGGCTCAAGTCCATAATAATGATGCCAAACTTCTTGTTCGTCATGTTTACCGCTCCTTACGCATACCATTTCGGTGCTTCGTTAAAGATTTCCACGCCCTCTGTAAATCCAAGCCTATCTAAGGTTTCGCACATGATGCCGTCCATCATGCTATGAACAATTTCCTCGTCATTGCCGTACTTACGGTACGCTTCCTGCATTGCTGCCGTAAACTCTGCAATCATATCTTGCGTAATAACAACACCGTTTTCCATAAACTCTCCTATACCATCTGGAACGCCATCCAATGCGTCACAGTCACACCTTCCGGCAGTCTCTCGCCTATTTCGTCCCAGAACTGACCGTCTGCGTAGCAGCCAAGAAAGTATGCTGTCGGCAAGAAGCCTCGCAACATTTTTCCATCTTTATCACGCCATGTTGTCTTAGTCGCAAGCAACAAAGGCTGCGTCCGCTCTCGTGGCTGCTCGCTTGCCGGATGCCAAAGTGTGTTACTCATAACCTGTTCTCCATCAAAGAGCCACAGTTCGGGCAGTAGTTCCAACGTGTGTGATGATTTTTTGTGTGGCATCTGCTACACTCGAACCTTGTGAACGTATCGTCCTGTACAATCCATTCAGCGGTACGCTCTAGGCTGTCGGAGCATTTCCCACAACGTCAAAATGGCATTGCCAATACCGCAAGCACAGCATCTAACTCCATTGTAATTCTCGCAGCCATCGCAATATGCTTTCTGGATTCTTTCAATAAGTGCGTTTCGTTCAAGGTATTCTGGATAATTAGCCATTGTCTTTCGCCTCGATTGTTGGCGCAGTGTCGATGTAGTCAAGCACATCGTCTAGCGCGTAGCCCATGTAAGCGTACTCGACAGTAAACTCTTGCTCTAATTCCTGCATCCATTCTTCAATGCGCTTCCGTAGTGCATTGGCATCAATCGGTCTAGCTTCCATTGCTCTTTCTCCTTTCAATCTCATTGTAAACCGCCTTGTAGAACATATCCCACGTTTCATAGTCGCAAGAATCGCCAAAGTCGAACCCAGCCATCTTGCGTTCGGCAATGTCACGTTCAAAGCAATCAAGGGTCTTGTCGGTCAGCTCTGGCAGAAGCGGTGTGATGTATCCGCATACAAAGCTAGGCATATATGACCGTCTGCCCAAGCAATAGCGGACAGCGCAGTTGCAGACCGCTCCAAAGTCATCATTGGTTGGGTCTACCACGCCTTTTGGCACATCCGACTTCAAATCGTTCACGCTGCATTGAAGGGCTTCTGCGAATTTTGCCAGCTTCGATTCTTTTTTCACGCCACGCTTTTGCTTTTCAACGGCACTGACGTACGCACTGGTTGTTCCAATCATCCTTGCAACATCTTTCTGCGTGATGCCAAGTTCAAGCCTGCGCTTTCTGATTTTCTCCCCCGTTGTCATACTCTTCCAGTTCCTTTCTGATTTGCTGGCGTTCAATCTGCTTCAATCTTGCCTTTGCCAGCTTGCGGTTGTCAGCCTTGCGGATAGCCCAGTTATTGCGGTGGTTTGCCCACGCTGCAAAATAATGGCTAAACTCGCTTTGGTCGTACCAGCCCTTGCCAATAAGCCCTTTATAGGTCTGCTGACGTTTCATCTTTCTTCTCCCATTCCTTGCATCCACGTTCATCCCACACGAAGTCTGCAACGTGTTCTGACTGGTCGTTCACGCATACGCCCTCCGGCTCTGCGTACCATTTGCAAGAGCCACAGGACGGCTTGGATTTGTTCTTACAGGATTCTGCCGTGCATCGGATAGCCTTGCCAGCAGAGAACTGTTTTGTGCCAATGCAAGAGCAACGTTCTGTGGTGCAATAGAAATTCATTTTTTATCCCCCATGAATTTTTGCATCAGTTTTCCGTATTCTTCACGGCATTCAGGGCACAGTTCTCCAACGTTGAAAAAACTTCCCAATCCGGTTTCCCAACCTTGTAACGCTTTCCAATCGAACTCGCCATCGTTATACCGTTCTGCGAACGTTTGTTTTCCGCATCTGTTGCAAACAAACATCATCCCGTTAATTCTCATTTTTTCCTCCTTCTGTTGGCATTAAACCGTCCGATCACTCGCTTATACTCCTCATAGCACTCCGGGCACAGGTCGCCTGTGTCCCTGCGCCACGCCCAGTCTTTGAAGTATTCGTCAGGATTCATCATTCTACCGCCCTGTACCACTCCGCAGCGGTCGCATACTCGCTTGTGGTAGATTCCTCTGTCAGTTTGCATTATTCATCCTCCCCAACATCCTTGAACAGGATTTCTTTGTCGGCTTTCCAGTCTTTGATTTTGCACGGAATTTCCGTGCCGGGAACGGTCTTTTTCAGACCGTCCATCTGCCAGATGTTCCATGAGATTGTTTCTGCAATGCAATCAAGAAACAAAGGCATAAAACCTATTTCAAGCCGTTTTGCATCAAACCGATACCTAAAATTTTCAACCAGCGTCAGGAACAGGTTGCACCTTGCCAGCAAGAGATTGTCTCCCTGCCACTCATAGCCGTATGTCGACATGTAGGCGCTAATTGCCCAGCACATCCACATATCGTAGTCATGGAACTGCTCTGCCAGAACATTTAGCTTCCTATCCAGCAGACCGATTCTGTCCGGCACAGAAATCATCCGCCCTGTGGTGGTGTCGTACCTGCTTGTAAGGAACGGTGCTTCTCCACAGGTTACTTCAAGACAAGTCTTGTTGATATACTCCTTCCAGTCCTCGCCCTTCAGGTCGTTTTCGGCAACGTCTGCCATCTTCTTGCAAACCCATGTAGGAGTAAACACCTCTGCTTTCTTGCTGGTGCGCTTCTTTTGGTCTGCAAGCCGTTTCTGCACACGAGGAACAAGTTGAACCTTGTCTAGTTGTTCCAGCGTGATTTCATCTGCAAATCCAACACCAAGCTCAGGCGGCGGGTCTGTCGCCCAGATAATGTTTTTGCCGGTCGTGTGGTCTTGCAAGAGGACAGGCAGAAACGTGCGTAGGCATGGGTCGGAGAAGTCAATCAGTTTTTCCATTTGTCAGCCCTCACCATGATTTTGTTCTTCTCTTTCAGCCAGTCCTTGACGCAATGAAAGCAATGTTCTCGGTTTTGGCAACGCTTTGGGTCTCGATGCTTGATAAGCTCGCAGATTCCCCGCGTAAAGTTTTCTGTAATATCTTCGTCCGTCATTGAGCGAATAAAATCGCCGTTAGTCATCCTCGACCACCTCTTCTGCTACCTCTCTGTACTCCACATCAATCCCGTTCGGCAAAGCCGTCTGGTACTTCTGGGCGAGCTGTTCTGCGCTCTGGGCATCGCCCAACGGCTGTTCAGGCGGCGCAACGGTGACTTCCACGTTGTCACGCATACCAAAGTAGTTTTTGGCTCGGAAAATCCACTCTGCCGGGTTCTCCTGACCATACATACCGTTATATGCCCACATGGACTGCATTTGCAGAATCAGCTTCAGAATGTACTTCTGCTGCAAGCTGTCGTCACGGCGCTTGCCTGTCATAATCTGTCTCAAGCTAGGCCATTCGATGCCCAACACCAGCGCAATCCATTCCACCACAGGGGAGATTCTGGCTTCGATGCAAGCGTCAAAAAAGAAGTCAAGGCGTTGCTGCACTTCAATCGGGTTGTTCATATCCACGCTTGGAAGGTCGCCAAAATACTTGGCTGCAATCATTCCGATGACCTTCTTGTCCTCTTCATCACCGATTCTTGACTGCAAATCGCCTGTGTTCATCATCTTCGATTTCTCGATAGCCAACTCTTGTTGTTCTTTCACCTTTTTGCTCACCTGTGAGCGGATAGATTTCCGCTTGTTAAGCATCTGTTGTTTCTTCTTCTCTCGCTCTTTCTCACGCTTCGCAGCGGCTTCTTCTTTTGCCTTTTGCGCCCGCTTCTCACGTTTTTTCTTTTCAGCTTCGGTCAGCGGCGGTCTGCCACGACCACGCTTTGGGGGTGTTGCCAAGAGTTATCACCTCTTCATCTTCGTTTCGATGCTGTCCAGCTTCCGTGCAATCCACCAGACGGAACAGCAGTTGTCCAACTGCCGCCACCAAGCGCACTTCTCTTTCTCGCAGATGCACCGACCAAGCGGATTGCTGGTTAGCTTCATCGGGCAGTAAAGTTCGTTGTCCATTAGTACTCCTTTTCGATATGAACCCTTGCAATGCCGACCATTGTATCATCATGGCATTCCATAATCCTACCGTGACGGAGCGACACACAGTTATATGTAGTGCCACCGTAAAAGCCGGAATTGTCAGTAACCTCGCTTGTCTTCATAAGAAGTTCGCCGTTGTAGTAAAACGGCTCTCCTTCTTTTAGCGAATCAAAACGAACTTTCTTCTTGCTATGCTCTCCACGAATTTCCATACTTACCTCCACCCCATCGCAACTGCCGTGCAAACGACCAGACACACGTTGATAAACAGCCAAACAAGCACTGCCTGCCGTTCCTCAAACAGGTTGCTTGCCATGTTCTTGATTGTCCGTTCGGACTGAACTATTACCGCCAGCAGGACTAAGCAGACCAGCCAGCGAGTTGCAAATTCAAACATCATCGTTACCACCTGTTCATAATTTTAAATTCTCTCATGTGAAGTTTCTCACCGCAAAACGGGCAAAGCCGTTCTTCTTGAAATTCCTTCTTTTTCATATACGCTTCATGCTTCACGGATGTCATGCATCTATCGCAAGAATAGGTCAAAATGAAGTGAACCGGCTTTTCTTCTTGCTTTTCTTTTGGATAAATCTTTTCTTCAAATACATCGTACAGCTTTTGGAAACCAGCTTTTGCGCTCTTTACCCACATATCGTGCCCGGCTTCTGCTTCCTCTTTGCTGTCATATCCTCGAACAACAATCCACTCTCCACCCCTAAATTGTTCGTGTTGAATCGCCGTTTCGTAATTCCAATCCCTATCGTCAACAGCGCAAGTGTCAATGTGATAGCCATTGACGGTGTCTTCCTTCAGTTCTCGTTCATAACGAGGGCGTTGATTCATAAATCCAAAAAACTCACTTGCAAAATCAAACATTGTTATCCTCCATCAAATCGTCCATGCTCAACTGACCGCTGATGTTGTCATCTTCCATCCACCAGCGAAAAACGTCCATTCCAGTTTGCCAGTCGTACGGCAAGCCTTTTGCTTTTCTGACATCAAGCATTCTTTCAAACGCCGAGATGTACATTTTTTCATAAGAAGGCCAGCGCATAAACTCATGCTGTCTGCCCCCCCTGCCAGCCATAGGACAGCCGATGCAGCCAACACGCTTTTGTCCTTCGCAGTAAAGCGGATTGATGGGCAAGTGTTCGCTGTGCGTGTAGTCCCACACATCATCGTCCGACCAGTCGATAATCGGATTGACGGTCATCTTGCCTTTGACGTTGCACGTTTCAAAGAGCTTTCTCTTCTCGTCATTGTCACCCATGAGAATGATGCGCTTCTCTTTGTCTTTGTGCATCAGCTCCATCACGCCACGACTGTTCTTACGCCGAGTAGATTCGGCCCAGCGAACGCCGGTAGCGATAAATCTATCGCGGCCAGTATTTTCTTTGAGAACGGCACAGCAGTAGCGTACAAGTCGTGTGGGCGGCATCAGCTTTTGCGGAATCAGCGTCCACATGGACACGGGCTTGTCTTTGTACCGTGGCATAACAATGGAGCATTTGATTCCACGCTCTTCCATCGCCTTGAACTGCTCACGGATAAA